ACAAATGGTATGGATGTATTAACTATACAACATTTAATAAATGAATATAAATTAGATGTAGATATTGAAAAAATTAAATCATCGTATAGTATGTTTCCACATAATCTACAAAGTGAAAGCGGAAATACTTATGGTGATATCAATGCATGGACTGATGTGCATTTTAAAGCTCATTTAGATTCTTATTTTGAAATATTATTTGAGACATTAGTAGACGGAGAACACAAATCACTTACGGAAAAAATATTCAAACCAATTGCAAATTTTCAACCATTTATATTTGTAACATTTGCAGGTGGTTTAAAATTATTAAGAGAATTAGGATTTAAAACATTTGATGGTTTTATAGATGAAACTTATGATACAATTGAATCAAAAGAAGATAGAATGTTGGCAATTCACAATGAAATTAAAAAATTATGTGCAATGTCAAATGAAGAATTGCATGATTGGTATTGGAAAATGGAAGACATATTAGTTCATAATCAGAAATTATTGTTAGAGTATCATAAAGTAAAACCATATGGTGTTAACTTTATAAATGAACTTTATAATATACAAAACAATATCATTTTGTAATGATGGATGTAAATAAAATATTATCCGACAATGTTTTTGTATTTGAACAATATAAAAATAAAATATTATCAACACTTGCAAGTGATACAATAGATGACGGCACAATCCAATATAAAATGAATGAACATGGATATCGTTCCGATTCATTTAAAAATAAAACAAAATTTAATGTATTAACATTGGGTTGTTCTTGGACAATGGGTATTGGTGTCGATAATAATAAAATCTGGCCAAATCTAATTGGTAATAAATTTGGTAAAGTTTTTAACTATGGTATGTATGGAGTATCTACATCATTTATTGCAAAAACACTTTATAAAATAGTATCATCTGAATTTATACCGGATATGGTTTTAATAATGTGGCCTGGATTTAGTAGGAGAGATTATATAAGAGAAAATGGTTCATTTAAAAAAGTCGGAGGATTTAGAATTGCAAACGATAGTGATTTGGTTTGGAAAAATGAAAATGAAGATTTATTATTTATAGAATTGAGAAATGATTATCAAGATTTGATGACATTTTGGGAAGCTTATACATTTGTCGAAACTATTGCAAAATTATATAACATTAAAATATTTCATACAATTGCAGGATATTATTATGATGTTTTCAAAGAATTGGAAACCGAATTAAAATATACTATAAATTATGATAGATTTTTTGACCCAATTAATTGTTATAAAAATGATTTAAAGGGTAGGGATAATCACCATCCCGGTGAAATCTGGCATGAGAATTTTTCAAAACAATTTTATACTTATATTAAAAATAAGTTATGAAAATTCTTATCACAGGTGGTGCAGGGTATTTGGGCTCAGTAATTACTGGAGTTATGTTAAATGCTGGATATAGTGTTACTGTTTTAGATAAATTACTATTTAATCAAACCTCTTTATTACAATATACATCTAATTCAAAATTTAAATTCATATATGGTGATGTTCGTAATTTAACCGAATTGGAAAGATTATGTAAAGAACATGATGTAATAATCCCATTGGCAGCTATTGTGGGATTTCCTGCATGTGCAGCAGACCCCAAATTAGCAAAAGAAATTAATTTTGACCAAATTGTAAATATAGTTAGATTTACAAATGGTTTAGATAAAAAGATTCTATATCCAAACACAAATAGTGGTTATGGATTAGGAACGGGTGAATTGGAATGTAATGAAGAATCACCACTTACACCCATTTCAGTTTATGGACAAACTAAATGTGATGCTGAGAATTTTTTAAGAACTTCAACCGATGCAATTACTTTTAGATTAGCAACCGTATTTGGGGTTTCACCAAGAATGAGAACGGACTTGTTGGTAAATGATTTTGTTTACAAGGCAATCACAGACAAATATATTGTAGTATTTGAAAAATCCTTTAAAAGAAATTTTATTCATGTAGAAGATGTTGCATCTGCATTTTTATTTATGTTAAAAAATTATAAAACATACAATAGTGAAGTTTTTAATGTAGGATTGACTTCTGCAAATTTAAATAAACAAGAACTATTGGAAAAAATACAAAAATATGTAAAAGATTTTGCAGTAGTATATGATGATTATTATCAAGACCCAGATAAAAGAAATTACATAGTTTCAAATAAAAAAATAGAAGATACTGGATGGAAACCTGAATGGGATTTGGATATGGGAATTAAACAATTAATTCAAGGATATCAAATGATTGTTCCAAAGATGGGTGCAGAATTCAGAAATGGGTTTCCGTTAGGTTATGCAAATTTGGGATAATATGGATTTTAGTAAATATAAATTTTTTTATGTAAATGGTTGTTCACATAGTGAAGGTGGAGGCCTAGAACCAAGTGAAATTAGGGGAATTGGTGTAATTCCAATATATAAAGAATTATATGGTATAGATTGGAAATCTACAAGTGAAGTTAATTTTGGAAAACGATTGGAAGAAATTATAGGAATAAAATGTATAAATGAAGCCAATTCAGGAGGAAGTACATCAAGAGTTGTAAGAATGACTTATGATTTTATTTACAATAATTGGGAAAATAAAGATAAATTTTTTCTAATTTTAGAAAAACCAGATTCATCTCGTTCAGATGTATTTAGTGCAAAACATAATGAATATTTTATTGTAAATTCCAAAGTTAATAATTCGATACACACATTTGCCGGTGCATCTAGAGATTATTTTAATTTATCATATAGAAAAGAGGATAGTTCATCAAAACATATATTTGAAAATTGGTATGAAAACCATTATAGTTTTGAAAATAATATTAGTCAAGATGAAAAGGCATTTATTGGATTATATTCTTTTTGTAAATTAAATAATATTAAAATTTTTATAATGAATGGAAATTCATTATATTTTTGGGAAGTATTTGATAAATCCGATATTATAAAATTTTCAAATAAAGAAAATGAATCCGATGACATATACAGTTGGTGTCTTCGAAACAAAATGACAATACATGATGAAACGTTGGGTAAAATGACCGAATATGTAGATACTCATCCTGGATACTTTGGTCATATAGAATATGCTAAAAAACTGGCAAAATTTATAGGATGGAATCAAAAAAATAATAAAAATAAATTAATATGAGTTATAAAGATAAAAAGTGGAATGATATAGAAGTTTCATTTTTAAAACCATTTGATAAAGATGTACCGGTATTTTCACCATCGGTATATAGAGAATATAGGGGAGAAATTTGGACAACATATCATCCGGAAGAACATCCTGTTCATAATTTTATGCACGGAGATTTGAAGGTACATGGTAGATTTTCAAAATCATACAAAGGTGTATTAAGAGGATTACATTGGGATAATAAGACTTGGAAATTAGTTCAAGCATTGGTGGGTGATATATTTTTAGTAGTTTTGGATGTTAGAAAAGATTCACCAACATATGGTGATTGGAATTCATATTTACTTACTGAAAAAACCAGAGACCAAGTATTAGTTCCACCGGGATTTGCAAACGGACATTATGCACTAACAGATTGTGTATTTCATTATAATTTATTTTATGAAGGTGATTTTGTTGAAGAAAATGCACAAGGTGTTGTAAAGTGGAATGACCCTGAATTTCAAATCGAATGGCCAACCGATTCACCAATATTACAAAAAAGAGATAGATGTTAAAAAATTTAGAACAATATCCAATAGTAAGAGATATCGATTGGACTGTAGAAAAACTTATTAAGTTTGAACAAGAAATTGTTGATATATGGGAAAGTGGAAAAATCAGAGGCCCGGTACATTTGTCAAATGGAAACGAAGAACAACTTATAGAGATATTCAAAAGAATTAAAACATCCGATTGGGTATTCAGTACATGGCGTTCTCATTACCATTGGGTTTTAAAAGGATTATCCGCAGATTATGCAACCGAATTAATTAAAGAAGGTAAATCAATCACAATGTGTGAACACAACGAAAAATTCTACGCTTCTGCAATCGTAGGGGGTACTCTATCAATTGCTTTAGGAGTTGCAATGGGAATCAAACAGAGTGGTAGTGATGAAAAAGTATTTGTATTCATTGGTGACATGTCATTCGAAAGTGGTATATTTTATGAAGTACATAAATATGCTAGAAATTTTGACTTACCAATTGTATTTGTTGTAGAAGATAATGGGGTATCGACATATACTCCAACCGAATCAACTTGGAATAAAAAAAGAGACATCCCATCGGATGTTATTCATTACACTTATAAATCAAAATATCCACACTACGGAAGTGGTAAATGGATAGCCTTTTAATTATGAATAAACCAGAATATACACCATATAAAGATGCATTGAGTATTGCAATGAAAAACATATCCGATTTGGATAATTCTATTTTCATTGGCCAACAAATAGTTTATGCAGGAAATCCAATGAGTACAACATTGGGTGAAGTACCAAAAGAAAAAATGATTGAATTGCCTGTTATGGAAGAAACACAAATGGGAATGAGTTTGGGACTATCAATGACTGATAAATTGGTAGTAACATTTTATCCGCGTTGGGATTTTATAATATGTGCAACAAACCAATTAATAAACCATATTGATAAATACGAATCCATGACAGGATTTAAACCACATATTATAATTAGATTGGGAAAGGGTTCGGATAAACCATTAGACCCAGGACATCAACATAAGGGTAATTATTTTGAAGAATTTAAATCTATGTGTAAAAATATAGAATTATTGGATTTAAAAACACCAACCGATATAGAATTATCATACAAATATGCTACACAAAACAAAGGAGTATATATATTAGTAGAATATCCAGAATTATATTATAAAAATTAATAAAATGAAAAAATGGCCAATTATTTCTTTTTTTGTAAAATTATATGAAGAAAGAAAAAGAAAACAAAGATTTAAAAAGAAATTAGAAGAACTTAAAAAAAGAGACCCATTTGTTTATAAGAGTTTCTAATATTTTGAGATATTTATACACATGAATTTGAACGAAGTAAATAAACCAATCATAGAAGGTGAGGTTGTGGTGTATGCTGGTAGATTCCAACCATTCCACAGAGGTCATTACGATGCATACCAAAGATTGGTAAGTGAATTTGGTTCTGCAAATGTTTACATTGCAACATCAAATGATACATCATCTGATAAATCTCCATTTTCTTTTAACGAGAAAAAGGAAATTGCAACTAAAATGTTTGGTGTTCCATCTACTAAATTTGTAAGAGTAAATAACCCATATAGACCTGTTGAAATATTAAAAAAATATGATGGTCAAACTATCGCATATATTGCAGCGGTAGGTGAAAAAGACGCAACGAGATTACAGGGTAAATATTTTAAACCATATAGAGGTAAAGCTGGGTATGGTTATGATGAAATAGGTTATACATATCCAATACCTGCCGAAAAGGACCCGATTAGTGGAACCGATGTTCGTAATGGATTGGGTAGTGGTGATAAAGAAAAAGCTAAAAAGTTTTTTCTTAAAGCATACCCAAAATTTGATAAAGATATTTTCAAAATGATAACAACTAAGTTAAGTGAAGGATTTCCAGGAGGAATAGGTGTTGGATTAAATTTACCTGGAGGATATATAAATGGTGCACCAACGGGTTCTGTGACTGAATTGGTTAGTGGTTATGAATTAAACCCATATGACCCAATTGCAGAATTGTTAAACCAAGTAGTTACCGAAGAATTATTTCAAGAATTTACCAAACAATATTTTACAGAAGAATCTGATGCAAAAAAGATGGGGTTAACCCATTTAGGTGGGGGATATTATGGTAAAGATAAAGGACAACCCGCAACACATAAATCAGATGGTGATAATATAAGAGCTTTAACACCCGCGGAAGCAGCAGCCGAAAAACAAAAACATATGGCAAAAGGCCCTTCGGATGCACCCGCAAACGAACCAAAACCATCTCAACCTGGACAACCTGTTAATAAGGATACAACTGTACAGGGTAAAACTGATACTGAAAAAGAAAAAGGTTCAGAAAATAAACCTGGAGAAGAAAAGCAAGAGGCACCACCAGAACAAAAATTAAGTGGAGATGAATTAAAATCATCGGCAGAAATGTCTCCGGAAGATAAAAAAGTTGCACAAACAAAAGAGGCATTAGATAAAGCCAGAAAAGAAATGTCTGCAGAAGATAATGGTATTATAGATTCACATAATAATCCTCAATCACCGGAAAGAAAGGGAATGGTTGACAATATGGTTGATGGTGTTAAAAAATTCGGTAAAGGTTTGAAAAATTGGTTTATTCACAAAAAAGAAATGGTTGGTGGAACAATGGATGGTATTGTATCAATAGCAACTACCGGTAAGATTGGTAGTGTGAAAGATAAAGAAGGAAAACGTAGACATTGGAGTGAATTCACAGAAGTTGGTCGTGGTGGTAAGCACCAAATGGAATATGTTGAAACGGATGAATTGGATTCACATGGTAAACCAACGGGTAAAAAAGTAGGGGAACATAGACCGAAAGTATCACAATACGCATTGGATGAAGAAAAACAATTGTTTGAAGCTTCTTGGAAAGAAAGCAAAAAACAAAAGAAAGATATGACTCATTTTGCAAAGGATATGGGACTTATATTAGGTTCTATGGCATTGGGTGGTGCAGGTGTTGGAGCAATCAAAGCAGCTGTTGCTGGTGCAGGTGCATCCGGTGTAGGAACGGCCGCAGCAGCCGGTGGGGCCGGTGCATTTACACATGGAGCGGCCGGTTTTGGTGTCCACTTAGCCAAAGATATTGCAAAACATGCATCTCTTGAAGCAATGGGATTGGGTGCATCACAAGCTGCCGGAGTTGGTGCAGGTTTATCTACTGCAACTTTAGGTTTATTAGAAATTCTTAAAGAAGAAAATGAACCAAATAATAATAGTAAATTTACTTCTAAATTTATTGGAAAAGTAATCGAAAAGATGAAAACCTATAAATTATCAGATGAACAACTTCTTAAATCAATAGAAAGTTATAAAAAAAATAAACCAAAAAATGACGCGGCAGATTTATTAAAAGAAGATATATCTGAATCAAAACAAAATTCTATAAATCATTTTGTAGAATACGCAACTAAAAAATTAAAATTAAAAGAACAACCAAAAATAACTTTGGTATCAGGTAGAGAATATTCGGAAGCAAAAACCAGTTTAGGTGGATATAATCCAATATCTAAAGAAATATTCGTTGCAATTGAAGGTAGATTAACGGCAGATATTTTAAGAACTCTTGCACACGAAATGGTTCATAGAAAACAAGATGAATTGGGATTGGTAAAAGATGAAGTTAAAGATGGTGCAACAGGTTCTCCAATAGAAAACCAAGCACACGCTGTAGCTGGAATCTTAATGAGAAATTATGGTAAAATAAATAAACAAATATATAACGAAAATGTTAATGTAGATGTTGATAAAGGTGATGAAGTTTTAATGGGTAAATTTAAGAACAAAAAAGTTACCGTTAAAGATATTGGAAAAGATTCTCATGGGATGCCAACAATCAATGGTAAACAGGCAACTACATTTAGAACAATAGATGAAATGGGTAATAAAGATGTTCATTTTATAAACATTATAAAGTTGTATAGAAATGCAACATTCAGAAAAAGAATAAATGCATATCTGTTTGGTAGAGCAAATATGCCATCAAATCCAAATATGGTTGCAAGAGCACTTCGTAATATGGGTTATGATGAAATAACTCAAATGGAAAAAGAGTTAAACATTCAACCTGACTTAAATGAAGTTAGTAACGTTCAAATATCTAATACAGCAGATATTCCAGATGGTTCATTTATTCAAAAAGGTAAAAAAAGAAAACTAAACACAGATAAGAGTGAAGATTGGTATAAAAATGGTGGATATACACAAACCGAATTTCCAAAAGCAGACGCAATATTTGGTGATGAGGATGCAGAAGAAAGAATTGTTACATATAGTATAGAAAATCTTCCAGATGTGAAGTATGTAAAAACCGATTTCATTAAAGAAGGTTTATTAATGGAAGGTGGTGCATATGGACATATGTCACATCCATTTGATGATATGGATTTAACTTTTGGTGATTTAAAAAATATAATTACAAAAGCACTTAATGGTGATTTGGGTATAGTTAGAGAAAAAACAGACGGACAAGCTTTGGCAATTAGTTGGAAAAATGGTAGATTAATTGCAGCAAGAAACAAAGGACATTTACAAAACGCAGGTGCAAATGCATTGGGTATAGAAGGTGTTGCATCTAAATTTGCCGGAAGAGGTGGATTAACCGATGCATACAATTACGCAATGAAAGATTTATCCGCAGCTATATCATCCTTATCAGAAAAACAAAGAGAAAAGATTTTTGGTGAAGGTAAAAACTTTATGAATATTGAAGTAATTTGGCCAACATCGGTAAATGTAATTCCTTACGGACAAGCTTTATTGGTTTTCCATAATTGTATTCAGTATAACGAAAGTGGTGTTGCAGTAGGACAAGTAGATGGTGCAGAAAATATATTAGCCGGAATGATTAAACAAGTAAATGCAGACGTTCAATCAAAGTATACAATACAAGGCCCACCGATTACATCAATTCCAAAATCAGAAGATTTAAGTTCTAAACAAAGTAAATATCTTTCTAAGTTAAATAAATTACAAAATGAATTTGGATTGAAAGATTCTGATAATGTTGCAGACTATCATCAAAGCTGGTGGGATTGGTGGATTACATCAAATAGTCCAGTAAAAGTTGACAAACTTACAAAAGAGGCATTAATTAGGAGATGGGCATTTGGAGATAAATCATTTAGATTAAATACAATCTCAAACCCAGAGTTACAAAAGTGGACAATTACACAAGATAAAGTAAATGTTATAAAACAACAAAAAGATAATATTAAACCATTCGAAGAATTATTTTTAGGAGTAGGTGCAGATGTTTTAGAATTTGTCAGTTCGGTATTAACAGTTCATCCTGACAAAGCGATTAGGTCAATGAAAGAAAAACTAAAGTCTGTTGCATCACAAGTTAGAAGTGGTGGAGACCCATCAAAAGTTCAAAAATTAAAACAAGAATTAAGTAGATTAAATGCTTTGGGTGGTATTGATAAAATAGTTGCAACCGAAGGATTGGTGTTCTTTTATAATGGAAAAACGTATAAACTTACGGGTTCTTTTGCACCCCTAAACCAAATATTGGGTATTTTTTACGAATAATTTTGATATATATAATATAAAGAAACAGTTATAAAAGTATAGAAATATGGCAAAAAGAAAAAGTTTTGATGAGAAATCAAAAGGGATGCACAAATCTCGTAAACTCATCATTGACACGGTTTTTGGTAGAGTAGACAACACACAAAGAGTACATGGGTATGAGGGTGAGGTTGAAGAAAAGAGAGAGGTTGGTGAAAGATGGACTGACAAAGAAGGAAAAGAGTGGGAGCAGAAAGACGGATTTAAAGTTGCAGTCACTCAAATGGATGATGTAAGACAATTTTTACAAAAATTGAGTACATGTTCAAATGAAGATTGTAAAACGGAATCATATAGTAATGCAGACAAAAAACTAATTCGCAAAACAGGAATGTGTATTGTTTGTCTTGCTAAATTTGAACAAGGTTTAAAGGAAGATGGGACATATCCTTTCTATGAAGATTATAAGATAACAAGAAACAAACTTGCTTATGTTAGAGAATTAAAGGATAGATATGAAGAAGCTTTAGGTGGTATTAGAAAACAAATGGAAATTATCACCGAAGATGGCAGAACTGAAACTTGGACATGGGATGTAGATATTGAAAAAGTAAAAACAGATTTGAAAAAAGACATTGATGGAGCATATGAAGCCATTGAATTGTTAATAGAAAGAAAAAGATTATTAGAAGAAAAATTGGTTGAGTTAAATCATCCAGAATTAATTAAAAAATAAAAACATATGAAATATATAAAAAATATAATATTAGTTCTGCTTATTATTTTAGTTGGGTACAATATCTTTACTAATAATAGTATTCGCACTGATGTTGAAACATATAATAGAAAGATTGATTCTTTACAACACGAAATAGATTCAGTTGAAAATGTAAACGTAGTACTTGATGGTCATATTGACAAAGTGGATAATGAACTAACTCAAGTAGAAACAAGAGTAATAACAATAAATAAAAACATAACCGAAATTAAAAATCAAACAAATGAAAAAGTTAATGCTGTTAATGATTATAATGCTTACGACCTTATCTGGTTTTTCACAAACAGATACGAAAACAGACTCGATAGTACCATTAAAAGTACCGATAGCAAAGTTAGTCATTAAGGATATCCTTAGTGGTGATGGAGCTAAAGTAGAGTTGAAAGAAGCATATAAAATGTTAGATGAAAAGAATCTACAAATTGGACTATACAAACAAAAGGATAGTTTGAAAGATGAAAAGATTGCTAACTTAAATGTTATTATAGATAAAAAAGACCAACAATTTTCTTTAGAAAGAGAAAAATCAAATAGTCTATTAAAAGAACTTAAAGCTCAAAAATTTAAAACATTTATTTATAAAGCGGGTTCTGGTATTGGTTTAATAATGACCGTATTATTTTTAGTTAAGTAATGAAAAAAATATTTGATATAAGACATATAGTAATTGCAATACTTTTAGTATTAGTAGTTGTAGAATTTATTAATCCAAAAGGTATTATGCCAAATAGAACTATTGTCATGCATGATACGATTGGAATAGAAGTACCAGTTCATGATACTATCCCAGAAGAAGTTGAAGTTGAAGTTGAAGTGCCAGTTATGGTTGAAAAACCAGTTCCATATGCGGTACACGATACTATTCAAACAATTGTAGATACTAACCTTATTGTAAATCAATATTTGAATAGTAAGAACATATTTACAAACACATATAAGTTTGATAAAAAACAAGGTTCAATTACAATAACCGATACTATAAGTAATAATAAAATAATCGGTAGAAAATATACAACTAAAATAACACCAATAATAGATACTATTAGAATACCAGAACCTTTCAAAAGAAAAGTTTTTGGTGGAGTTGAAGCATCATTTAATAAACCTGATGTTGTAAGTTCATTAGGAGTTGGATTTTTAATTAATAGTAAATCTAATAAAATATATCAATTAGGTTTGGGAGTTACTAATCAAACAACCGATGGAACGAATGGTTCATTTACTCCATATATCAAAGGTGGTGTTTATTGGAAAATTAAATTAAAAAAATAATGGGAGTTCAAGGGCAACCTAAGAAAACCTTAAAAGAGATAATAGCTGAAGAATATCGTAAATGTGCATTAGACCCCATTTACTTTATGAAAAAGTATTGTATCATTCAGCATCCGGTGAGAGGAAAAATACCCTTTCACCTTTATCCATTCCAGGAAGATTGTTTAACAGACTTTAAAGATAATCGTTTTAACATTATTCTTAAATCTCGTCAGTTAGGTTTATCAACTCTTTCTGCAGGATTTATTTTGTGGAAGATGATATTCAATCAGGACTTTAATGCATTGGTAATCGCAACGAAAGTAACTGTAGCTAAGAATCTGGTAGAGAAGGTAAGAGTTATGCACGATTTACTTCCTATTTGGTTGAGAGATGGTGGAACTGCAGCTGCAGAAGATAACAAACTTTCACTTAAATTAAAAAATGGTTCACAAGTAAAAGCAATCGCAAGTTCTCCAGACGCAGGTCGTTCTGAAGCCCTATCACTATTAGTTGTGGATGAGGCTGCATTCATTAGAGATATTGATGAGATTTGGTTATCAGCACAATCAACCTTATCAACGGGTGGTTCTGCAATTGTATTATCTACTCCAAATGGTATCGGTAATTGGTTCCATAAAATGTGGGTAGATGGTGAGAGTGGACAAAATGGATTTAATAATATCAATTTACATTGGACTGTACACCCTGAAAGAAATCAAGCATGGAGAGATGAACAAACTCGTATCTTAGGAGTTAAAGGTGCAGCACAAGAATGTGATTGTGACTTTGTTGGTTCCGGTGATACGGTATTTGAACCTGCATTATTGACATGGTATAAAGATACATATGTGATGGAACCTGTACAAAAAAGAGGATTTGATAATAATCTTTGGGTATGGGAACATCCAAATTACAATAGAGCATATATGGTTTGTGCGGACGTTGCACGTGGCGACGGAGCTGACTATTCTACTGCACAAGTTATAGACATCGAAGATTCATCACAAGTTGCGGAATATAGAGGTAAAATTGATACAAAAGATTTTGGAAATTTTTTAACATCATTAGCAACCGAATATAATAATGCACTTTTGGTAGTGGAAAATTCAAATGTGGGTTGGGCCTGTATTCAACAAATTATTAATAGAGGATATCAAAACTTATTTTATATGAGTAATGATTTACAATATATTGATACCGAAAGACAAATGTCTAACAAATATTATAGAGATGAAAGAAATATGGTTGCAGGATTTTCAACAACCAGTAAAACACGACCACTTATCATATCAGCTTTGGACACATATATGAATGATAAGGATATTTTAATTCGTTCAACGAGATTGATAGATGAAATGTTTACATTCATTTGGCATAATGGTAGAGCAGAAGCAATGAAAGGATATAATGATGACCTTATTATGGCGTTAGGTATTGGACTTTGGGTTCGTAATACTGCATTGAGATTGAAACAAGAGGGTATAGATTTGACAAAGAGTATGTTAAACTCGGCACAAATAAACAAATATGAAGGAATAATTACAACCAACCATTTAACTAAAAACCCATATGAAATGGATTTAGGTAGAGGTCAAACAGAAAACTTAACATGGTTACTTAAATAATTTTTTTATATTTATATGTTGAAACTCTTGTAGATGAACGAAGATTTAAATAAATGGTTTAAAGAAAAATGGGTGAACATCGGAAAAAAAGTCGATGGAAAACACCCGCCATGTGGAACTTCGGGAGAAAAGAGTGGGTATGCAAAATGTGTTCCTGCTGCAAAAGCTGCTGGAATGAGTAAAAAAGAAAAAGAAAGTGCAACTCGTAGAAAAAGAGCTGCACAAAATGATGCAGGAAGAGGTGGAAAGGATAGTAGTGGACAAGGTAAAAAACCAATATATGTTTCAACAAAACCAAAAAATGAAACTATGAACATAGAAGAAAAAATAAATTTATTTTTAGAAAAGAATTGCCCAACTGACCCTGGTAAATGGTCAGCATCTAAATCAGCAGCAAAATCTAAATTTGATGTTTATCCATCGGCATATGCAAATGGATGGGCTGCAAAAAACTACAAAGAAAAAGGTGGTGGTTGGAAAACTTGTAATGAAGGTGAAACCAATGCACTTTGTGAAGATTGTTGGGATGGATATAAAGCAGTTGGTGGCAAAATGAAAAATGGTAAGATGGTGCCAAATTGTGTTCCTGTAAATGAAGATATAGATAGTGATGATGATGTAAATTATGGTTTAGTTGAACCAGAAGAATATGATGTTGAAGATGAGGATATGGAAGACTTCATTTCATTTATGAGAAATTACGCAAAAGACTTAAATGAAGCAGGTTGTCCATGTGTATTTGAAGCAGAATATCAAGGTAGAGAAGTTAAATTGGGAAAACCAATGGCCGGTGATGTTAAGAAATTTAAAGTATATGTAAAAAATCCAGCTGGTAATGTTGTTAAAGTAAACTTCGGTCAAAAGGGAGTAAAAATTAAAAAGAACAATCCTGATAGAAGAAGAAGTTTTAGAGCGAGACACAATTGTGATAATCCAGGACCAAGACATAAGGCAAGATATTGGAGTTGTAGAAAGTGGTAATATTTGGTAAATTCAAATATTTTCCATATATTTAGAAAAATAGAATTATATAAAAATGGCAGATAAATCAATATTTAGTAGGTTACAAAAATTATTTTCAACTAACACCATAGTAAGAAAAACTGAAAATGGTGTAAAAGTTATCGATACGGATGAGTGGCAGAATATGACCACCAACCTTGTTGATAGATTTATGAAGTTGAAGGTAACAAACTATGGAACGGGCCAATTAGAATCATCAATGGCATATCAACAAGTTAGAATTGATTTGTTTAGAGATTATGATTCAATGGATATGGACCCGATACTATCATCAGCATTGGATGTATATGCAGATGAATGTACTGCTAGAAATGAACAAGGAAATGTATTAAAAATACATCACGACGATGATAATGTTAAACAAATATTAGAAAATCTATTCTATGATATTCTTAATGTTGAATTTAACTTATGGCCATGGACAAGAAACTTAGTAAAATATGGTGATTTCTTTTTACAATTAGAAATGGCAGAAAAAATTGGTATTGTAAATGTGATGCCGCTATCTACATATGAAGTTAGTAGAGTTGAAGGATTTGACCAACAAAATCCACAAAGAGTTAAATTTGTATACTCACCATACCAAAATCCATTAGGAGCATACGGCCAAACTGCAAAGAAAGAATTTGAAAACTATGAAATGGCCCACTTCCGATTAAATTCAGATTCAAACTTTTTACCTTACGGAAAATCTATGATTGAAGGTGCAAGAAGAGTTTGGAAACAATTGATGTTAATGGAAGATGCTATGTTGATTCATAGAGTAATGAGAGCTCCTGAAAAAAGAATATTTAAAATTGACGTAGGTAATATTCCACCAAATGAAGTGGATAACTACATGCAGAAAATTATCAACTCATCTAAAAAAGTTCCATTTGTTGACGAAAGAACTGGTGAGTATAACTTAAAGTATAATGTACAAAATTTAATTGAAGATTACTATATGCCAGTACGTGGTAATGATAATGGTACTTCAATTGATACTTTAAAAGGATTGGAATACAATATGATTGATGATATTAACTACCTAAAAGGTAAGTTGATGGCAGCATTGAAAATTCCAAAAGCATTTTTAGGTTATGAAGAAGAAACGAATGGTAAAGCAACTCTTGCATCAATGGATGTTAGATTTGCAAAAACAATTGAAAGAGTTCAAAGAGTTTTAATTTCAGAATTAACCAAAATTGCAATTGTTCACTTATACGCACAAGGTATAGATGATGACAATTTGACTAACTTTACATTAGAATTAACTATTCCATCTAAAATCTATGAACAAGAACAAGTTGAATTGTATACTTCAAAAGTAGCATTGATTCAACAAATGCAACAAACCAAAATGTTCTCAAAAGAGTGGATGTATGAGACTGTAATGAAAATGGCCAAGGATGAACAAGACGAATTAACACTTTCAGTATTAGAAGATACTAAACAGGCATTTAGATTAACTTCAATTGAAACACAAGGTGTAGACCCTGCAAAAGAAACTGGAACCGAAGGCCCTACCAATGTAGAAGAAGAATTAAATAGATTAAAAACTGAATTAGAGGAAGAAGGCAATGTAGGTAGACCAAAAGACCCAGTTAGATATGGTAAAGATGACCATCCAGAAGGGAGAGACCCGTTAGGTATTAAAACTCTAAAAGCAAAAGAAGGTTCGGTAAAATATAAACCAAGAAATAATTATCAAGAAATATTTAAGGATATGAATGGTAATAAAAAAACTATTTTAACCGAAGATTTAACAAAAGAGTAATAAACTAATATAAAAACATATTTATATCTGACAAATTAGACAAATTGATGAAAAAAATAAAACATTCGAAGTTCAAAAATACTGGATTTATATTTGAATTATTAGTAAGACAAATTACGTCTGAAATCATGTCTGCTAACAAATCAATTGCAGAAAAAATTTTAAAAGAACATTTTAACTCTAAAAAAGAGTTATCTAAAGAATTGAAGTTATATCAATATTTGATTAACGAAAAATATAATTCGGAATCAAAGGCTGAACAATTCATCAATACAATATTGGAAGCTCGTAAAAAAATTGACGAGAAAAAACTTACAAAAGAAAAGTATAACCTTATTAAAGAAATTAAGGAAACTTATAATTTAGATGAGTTTATTAAATCTCCAATATCAAACTACAAAACTCTTGCATCTATCTATAAGATATTTGAAACGGTTACATCTGACGAATCATTTGACCCAACCGATGTAGTTAGTTCTAGATTTACTATTGCAGAAAATATTATCAATTCATCTATTCAAAATAAAGAAGCAAAAGTAAAAGATGCCGTTTTAGAAGAATATAGAAAACAAGATGATGATTTAAGAGCAGTATCATACAAATTATTAGTAGAATCTTTTAATAGCAAATACAAAAACTTAACGGAAGACCAAAAAAGCCTATTGAGAGAATATATTAACAACATCAATAACACTGGTAAATTGAATCAATATGTTAATGAAGAAGTAACTAAATTAGTAGATTCATTAAAAGAAGTTGGTTCTAAAATTGGTGATAAAGTAACTAAGATTAAATTGGCAGAAACGATTTCAAATATTAAGAAAATTAAGTCTGTAAAAAAGATTAAAGAACAACACCTATCAGCAATGATGATGACATATGAATTGTTAAAAGAATTAAAAGAATCAATAAAAAAATAAAAAATGGTAAATTATAGAATATTTAACGCAAAAGAATTCACAACAGGACAATCTGGTTCTTTAACAAATGCATGGGGTGTAATGAGAGGTTCGGCAATCTGTTCGGGTTCGGTAACATTGGAAGGGATTGACCCAACATTGACATCAGTTTTAGTTAATGGAAAAACAATTGTAACCGCTTCTCTATCTGACATAAACAACGATTTAAGTAATACTGCAATTTCTGCAGCATATTCAGAAGCTAGACTTAAAAAAATTACAGTTCCATTTAGTGATTTAACAGGTGGTATATACTCACCTATCGAATATTTTGACGTATATAATTCTGGGTCTGGATTTGTTTTTTTATCTCAATATACTAACAAAGATGCATCGAATGTATATTTTTTAGCGTATACATCGGATAAAACTCAAACTGCATTTGGTGGAACCACTTCTACTGTATCTGCTAATATTAGTTATTTTCCATCATTATCACCAACCCCAACACGCTCTACTCTAAAATTAGAACATTTATCAGTTGGAGAACCAATACCAATGCATGTAAGAAGTATTACCGTAACGGCAGGTTCGGCATATCTATTATCATAAAATTAAACGGAGAATAAAATGCCAGCAGTATCAAAAGCACAACAAAGATTTATGGGTATGGTTCATGCAGCTCAAAAAGGTGATATGGAAAACCCATCACCGGAAGTTGCAAAAGTAGCTGCAGATATGTCTGATAAAGATGCTAAAGATTTTGCATCAACCAAACATAAAGGATTACCTAATAAAAAAGAAGAACAAATCAAACAACTTAAAGAAAAAATTCGTCAACTTGTAAGAGAAAAAATGATGGGTGAAATGAATGTAACTGGAAATGTACAAGGATACAATACACCGGCTGCATTTGGTAAACCTGAAAACGAAAAGAAAAAAGGTAAAAGACAAGCAGACTTAACAGGATATAGTGTAGTAAGTGAAAATCGTTGGTTAGATTTAAAAAATGAAGAATCAACTGCACAAGCTAAAATAGGTAGAGGTATATCTAACATCAATAAACAATTAAAAGAAATGGAAAGATTTCTTAATTGGTATGGTAAAATTAAAAATGAAAGTGGTGTTGATAACAAATCTTATTGGAAAAGAACAAATGGTCATATTTATAGTATAAAAGAGAGATTGATAAAATTAGACCAAAAAATCAGACAAATATCAGAATAATGAAACATACAGAATTAAAAGAACTTATTAGACAAGTGGTAAAAGAAGAAAATGATTATCAACAATTGTTTAAACATATGTTAGACAAGACTGGTAAATCATTGGGAGATATGTCTGATGACGAAAAGAAAGCATTTTTTAATGCAGTAGATAAGGCATCAAAAGCAAAAAACGAAGGTAGATTAAAAGGATATAACGAAGCCGAATTAACTGCAGGACAAAAGAAATTAGATGTTGATAAGGATGGTGAGATTGAAGGTTCGGATTTAGCAGCATTAAGAGCTAAAAACGAAGAAAAAAAAAAGTAGATGAGAATCTTATATTGGGTGTAATGACCACTATTGGTTCTATACTCATTGGTAAGATTATCTTTTATTATATTGTAGATTTGGCACAAAAAGGAATGAAATATTTCCAAGGAAAACCAAACTATAAAAAAGAGGTTAAAAGTATTTTAGATTCGATTGCAGATAATAAAAATGTAATTGAAGATATATCTAAAATGATTGACCCGAAAAAAGGAATTGACAATAGTACCGCTGAGGATATTGTTAATATGGGATATATTAAGACACAGATAATTAAAATGGTGGATAGTACAAATGGTGAGTTGGATGAAACTGAATTGAAAAATCAATTAAAGACCATACTTATCAAATCTTGGACACCAATGAGTAGTGTGGCAATTGAAAAAGTTAAAAAGGATTTAAAATAATGAGTAAAGGACTATTAATAGAAACACACCTATTTGAGGCAAAAATGGTGAAAGAAGAAAACGGAACTTATTTAGTTAAGGGTATTCTTCAAAGAGCAGGTGCACCAAATCAAAATCATAGAAGGTATCCTAAAGAAATCTTAGAAAGGGAGTGTAAAAAATACGAACAACTTATTAAAGAAAGAAGAGCATTGGGTGAATTAGACCACCCAGATTCTCCGGTTATCAACTTAAAAAATGTATCACATAACATTAGAGAAATTTGGTGGGATGGTGATGATGTTTGTGGTGTAGTAGAAATTCTTTCAACTCCTTCCGGAAATATTCTTAGAGAATTATTAAAGAATAATATTCGTTTAGGTATTAGTAGTAGAGGATTGGGTTCGGTAAAAGAACTTAGAGATGGTACTGTAATGGTTCAGGAAGACTTTGAATTGGTTGGATGGGACTTTGTATCAAATCCATCAACACATGGTGCATTTATGGCTCCTATGAACGAAAGTAAACAATGGGCAAAAGTAGCAGAGGAATGTGGTAAGTGGTGTAAGTCACAAGATTTAATGAGAGAAATTATAATAGAACTAAATTAATATAGAGATATGGTTAATGAAATGAGTTGGCATCAGTTTTCTACTTTGCCGTCAATGAATAAAGTCCCACAACACGAAGTTGAAAGACAATATAGAATATATCTAAATGAAATTGCAGAACAAAGAATTGCAATCCATTTAATGCAAGAACAAATGACCAGAGCAGAAGCTATGGCAGTTGCAGCAGCAAGTAGTGGTGGTGGTGGATACATCCAACAAGAAGAGCAAGGAGGTAGTGGATGTATCGAATGTGTATTCAACACATCGGATGACACAAATTGTGTATTATGGATTGAAACATCTGAACCAACCAATTACACAATAACGTGGGGTGATGGTGAAACAACTACCGGCCAAACAACCGATGGAGATGGAGTAGGTAGTGGAGATGGTGAATATAAACTTCGAATAGAACACTCTTACGCAGATGCAGATACAGAATATAGTGCTAGTTTATGCTTCGATGATGTAAGTTTAGTAACTAGATTAGAATTTAACGGATTCGATTAAAAATAAAATATTATGGCAGCATTAACTTCAATAACAGGTTTACAAAACCTAACAAATATAGTACAATTCCACGCAGATGAAAATAGTTTAACATCTATTGATTTTTCTGGAATGTCATCACTTACTCTTATCGATATAAGTGATAACGATGTACCTGATAGTGGTACACCTTCTTTAACATCTGTTAATTTAAGTGGGTGTACATCTCTTGAAACACTTCGTATAGATGATAGTGATTTTTCAGCAGGATTTCCTGATTTATCAGATTGTACTTCTTTACAATGGATAGATGCCGATGACTCCTATATGAGTGGTTCGGTAGATATATCAAATTTACCAGCATTAAGAGGTTTTGATTTTTCTCAAAATGGAGACTTAACCGAAATAATTATATCAAAAGACCAACCATTGGGTAATGGAGAAGAAATTGATATAGAAAGTTGTACTTCACTTACTCAAACTTCATTAGATAATATTCTACAACAATTATCAAGTGGTTCTATAAGTGAAGGGTATATAAATTTTTTAAATACGGTAGCCCCAAGCTTAAACAGAGGACTTCCGGCATTAAGAAATCTTGTTGATGATAAGGGTTGGTCATATAGTTTAACTGCGAATTATAACCAACGTTTAGATAATGTAACGGATATATATCCATCATCGTCTGCAGCATGTGACGCAGCGGGGAATAATTTGTTAGAAACCAGATATATTTACAGTGGAAGTTATGTTGAAGTTGGAAATCGTGTATTTAGTGATGCTGAATTAGTGTACCCAATAGCAGACGGATACTTTGGAGAATTAGGAGATGGAACATTTATTTATCAAGTATCAGGTGGAGATGGAACTATTGTAGCACAAACAACTTGTGGATAAAAAAATAAAATAAAATGGCAAAATTAATAAATTTAGTACCTGTTAAAGAAATAAAAAAAGAATCCATAGAGGATATGGATACTACAATACCGGCTAAAGTTGAAAGATTTTTAGATAGAGCATTGAGTGTTATTAAATCATATAACTTATCCAGAAAAAAAGAACAATTGGTGATTGCAAAATTGGTAGATGCATTAGGTATGACACCACAAGAATTGTCAATTGCAGTTCAAAAATTAAAAAAGAATAAAATCGTAAAGAGATAGTATATGTTAAAGTTAAGAGATTTATTAAAAGAAACCGAAGAGTTTGAGCAATTACCAACGGAATTGAAAAAACACTTTTTAGAAATTATTTCAACTTATAACCAACATAGAGAAGGTATGAGTAGAAAGTCCGATATTATGCAAATTGCAGAAACATTGGGTGGTATTGCAGATGCTGCACAAGAATATACTTTGAGAGAAGGTGGTGATTGGTTTGATAGAGTTACTATTAAAAGAAATATGAATGAGTTAAAGAAATTACAAACTTCATTTGAAAAGGAAGCAGTTGAAGCGAAATCACAACAACAAAGATTAGAAGCTCTTTATGAAGATATGGGTCATGTGTTAGGTAGATACTTTGAAATAGCAGATTTATCTGAAGAAGTGATGAAACAAAGATTAGGATTACAAGAATGTAAAACTTGCAATGGCAAATAAACAAAAATTAAACGAATTTTCTTTGGTAGCCATACTGGGTGGTATAGCATTGTTTGCTTTTTTCAGTATGTTATTTGGAAGACTTGCGGATAATGTTGACGCTTACTATAATGGTAGAAGTGTAGAAATACAAAGAGCTCTAAAAAAAATATTAAAATCATTATACAAAAATAATACATTTTTAGCAAGAATAGATGATGACGCAGAAAGAATGGGAGTTGGTGGTGGATTAATATCTGCAATCATGGGATACCCTGAATTAAAATCGGAATTAAATTCTTACAAAAATGACAAAAATATTAATTTTGAAGAACTTAAAAATGAATTAAGTAAAGTTTTAACAAAAGGAATATTTGAAGAAGCACAAGATAGAGGATTAATAGTTAATTTCGAAAAACAAATCAAAAATACAAAATGGAGCAATTAGCATCATTATTATTACATAGCAGAACACAGGCACATTCATTTCATTTAGGAGTTAAAGGTACAGGTGCACTATCTGCACATTTGGCATTAGGAAATTATTACGATTCTATCGGTGGTATCGTTGATGGATTAGTAGAAGCATATCAAGGACAATATGGTTTAATTAAATTACAACCTGTTAGTGGTTTAGATACAAACAATGATATCAAAAATATAATTGCATACTTTGATAAATTAGTTGCAGCAGTTGCAAAATTGAGACAAGACGAAAAATTACAAATGAGTTGGTTACAAAACGACATAGATACTATTGTAACTTTATTATATTCTACAAAATACAAATTAGTTAATTTACAATAATGAAATTAATAAATCTAATACCATTAAAAGAGGAAGCTGTTAAACTAAGAGCTGGATTCAAAAGAGTATCGTCTGAATATATAGATGCCATAAGAAAATATGAAGGACTAACAACTCGTCAAAAAATGATGAGTAAATCATATTTTGATGAACAAGATGAAGATAGAAAAAATCAATATCTCTATCAATTAAAAAAACATCAAGAAGATATCAAAGATGCAAAAGATGAATTAAATAAAGTAGAAAAAGACTACGAAAGAGAATTAAAAAAACAATTGGAATACCAAAAACCATATTAATCAGTTATGTTGATAGTTAGTGTTAAGAACGGAAATATAGAGTGGGCATTGAAGGATTATAAAAGAAAAGTTCAGGCAACAAAACAAATAGAAGAACTTAGAGATAGAAAGAATTTCACCAAACCTTCCATTAGAAAGAGATTACAAAAAGAAGAAACTATAAGAAAAAACAAACTATTTTAGTAGTTTTCTTTAGTTTTCTAAAAATTTTAGATATATATTATCAAATATCTCATTTTTTATTATGAGATTACAAGACATCGTTGATTAATGAATACCCTTCTCTATAAGGTGTGACCGAACAATCAACATAATTACATTGGAGTTCCCTACAAGAATAACTTCACAACAAAATTTAAGGAAAAAAAGATGGCAAATTCAAAATTATTGAAAGAAGCAATCGCTGACGCTAAAGCCGTTAAAGAAACTGCATTAGCTAACGCTAAGTTAGCTTTGGAAGAGGCATTTACTCCTAGACTTCAATCTATCTTATCTCAAAAGATGAGAGCAGAAGCTGAAGTTGAAGATATGGAAGCTGACAAAGTTGACGAAGAATTAAACTCAACTGGTATCGGGTCTAAAGTAGACGCAGGATACGCTGAGACTCCAGGTGCAAACCCAACTTTAGATGCACATACTGATTTATCAGTTGGTGTAAAACAAGATGGTGGTAAACCTGAACAAGCTGGTACTGACTATAAGAAAGTAGCAGACATTTCTGAAGAAGAAAATCCATTCGCTGACAAAGAAGATGACAAAGATGCAGAAATTGCAGAATTGAAAGCTAGATTGGCAGAATTAGAAGGTGAAGATTCTGAAGAAGAAAAAATGGAAGGTGAAGATGAAATGGGCATGGATGACATGGGCATGGATTCTGAAGATTCTATGGATATGGATTCTATGGACATGGGTTCTGATGACGAAGAGTCTGAAGATGATATGGACTTAGAAGCAATCATCAGAGAATTAGAAGCTCAATTAGGTGATGACGATTCTGAAAAAGAAGAAGGCATGTACGAAGCAGAAGAAGAAGAAGAAGAAGCTAAAAACGAAAATTTAGCTGATGGTTCTGAAGCTGGAACTGACAAAGGTGAAGACCCTAAAGTTGTAGTAACTAATGAAGCTGAAGAAGATGACAAAAAAGACGATGTAATCGACTTAGAAGAAATCTTAAGAGAAATGGAAGCTGATATGAAAGGTGATGACAAAGAAAAAGTTGACGAAGCTGAAGAAGAAGAAAAAGAAAAAGAACTTAACGAAGCTTACAAAACTATCAAGTCTTTACAAAAAACTATCAACGAAGTAAACTTATTAAACGCTAAGTTATTATTCGCAAACAAATTATTCAGAGCACACAACATGACTAACGAACAAAAAGTGAAAGTGATTGAAACTTTGGATAGAACAAACTCAGTTAGAGAAGTTAAATTGGTATACTCTACATTAGCAGAGAATTTCAAATACACATCTAACAAATCTACTAAAAAATCTATTTCTGAAGGAATTGCAAGCAAAGTAACAAAATCTACTAAGCCTGCAGTAGCTAAACAAGTAATTGCTGAATCTACAAATTTCGCTGACAGATTTAAGAAATTAGCAGGTATTATTAAATAAATTAACAAATAAATTCATTGAAAATGGACTTAAAAAAAATTATGACTGGCGCAAACCCTCAAAGCATTATGCTTGAGCAAACAAGAGGTTTGAAAGCTAAGTGGGAAAAAACAGGTTTGTTAGAGAACGCGGGTTCTGAAACAACTAAGCATGGTATGGCAGTAATGTTAGAAAACCAAGCAAAACAATTATTAGACGAAGCTACAAGAACAGGTACATCTGCAGGTTCTGAAGAGTGGGCTGGTGTGGCATTACCATTGGTAAGAAGAGTTTTCGGAAGCATCGCTTCTAAAGAATTCGTTTCTGTACAACCAATGAACTTGCCTTCAGGTCTTATCTTCTACATGGACTTCAAATATGGTACTAACCCAGCAGGTAATCCAAACTTTACTGGTTCTTCATTATTCGGTAATGGTGGAACTTTCGGTAAAGATTCTTTATCTCCATCAGGTAACAAATTAGGTTCAACTCAAGTAGCTGAAGGTGGTTTGTATGGTGCAGGTAGATTCGGATATACAATCAACAACGCTACTGCTGCAATCACTGCAACAGTTGCTTCTGCATCTTTAGCAGATATCGACTACGATTTATCAGTTTCAGCTGTTTCTGCATCTTTTGCAGCTAACACTTTGAAGAAAGTAACTGTAGCATTGCCTGCAGACGCTGATTTTAATGGTATTAGAGCATTCGAATTAACTATGTTGACTGGTTCAAACTTAGCTTATTTCCCTCAATACACTACTAAGAATGGTAACAATGTTGAATTCGTAGTAAGTGGAACAGCTACAGCTCCATCTGTTGGAACATCTTTAGCATACCACGTACAACCAACTGATATCTCAAGAGGTGACTTCGAAGATAGAGGTAATGATTTGGCTATCCCAGAAATCGAATTAGAATTGAAATCTGAGCCTATCGTTGCTAAGACAAGAAAATTAAAAGCTATTTGGACTCCAGAATTAGCTCAAGACTTAAACGCTTACCATAGTGTAGACGCTGAAGCTGAGTTAACTCAAATGTTGTCTGAGTACATCTCTTTAGAAATCGATTTAGAAATCTTAGAAATGTTACAACAAAATGCTTTCACAACTGACTACTGGTCTTCTAAAGTAGGATATGACTGGAATGGTGCTGGATTCTCTATTGATTCTAACGCTGCTGCAGCATCTGCTTACACTAAGAGCACTTGGTATCAAACATTAGGTATCAAATTACAAAAGGTATCTAACAAAATCCATCAGTTAACAATGAGAGGTGGTGCTAACTTCGTAGTAGTATCTCCAAACGTTGCAACTATTTTAGAATCAATGAACGGATTCTCTGCAAACCCAGGTAAAGACGCTTTACAATTTGCAGCAGGTGTTTCTAACATCGGTTCAATCTCTAACAGATATGATGTTTACAAAAACCCATACATGACTGAGAATGTAATCTTGTTAGGTTTCAAAGGTTCTAACTTCTTCGAAACAGGTGCTGTATACGCTCCATATGTTCCGTTGATTATGACTCCATTAGTTTATGACCCAACTAACTTCACTCCAAGAAGAGGTGTTATGACTAGATACGCTAAGAAAATCGTAAGACCAGAGTTCTACGGTAAGATTATCGTTGATGGTTTAGATACTCTTTAATCTTTGAGTAGATTTTAGTAACTTAAACTAAAAACATAGAAAAAGGGGAAGTAGAAATACTTTCCCTTTTTTATTTTTGATATTTATTATAAATCATCTTAATATATAAATGGAACCAAGATATACGGCTTTTGAAAAAGCTAAAAATTATACAAAACAATATGAATTAGATAGTGTTGATTCAATAGTAACTCGACAAGAGGATGATATGTTGGGGTATATTTCTGCAGGTCAATTTGCAACAACTGGTTCAAATATATTTGATGGTGGACAAATCATATTGGGAAATTTGAATATTGATGGTGATATTAATGCAAATCAATTTTTAGTAACAACATCATCGGTAAATCATTATACTGCATCTACTAATTTCGGATTGGATGATGGGGATACACATACATTCACAGGTTCGGTTAGAATTACGGGTTCATTAAATACTATTGGAACTACAACTATGACGGGTTCACTTTTAGTAAGTGGTTCAACTACTCAAATTGGAAATAACACATTATTGGGTAATACGATTTTAAGTGGTTCAATTGGAATTAGTGGTTCTACACTTATAGAAGGAAATACTAATATAAAAGGAATGTTATTTGTAAGCGGTTCGACAAATTTTTCAAACCACACAATTACAATGACGGGTTCAATGTTTACAAGTGGTTCTCAAGTAATCACAGGTTCATTGGATATTAAAGGAAATGTAAATGTAGCAAGTGGTTCTGAATTTTATTTAGCAGGAAACAAATTATTCAATTACGGACAGTTTAGTGATACAACTACACAAAGTGGTTCACAAAATACCGCATATGCAAAACGATTTAACACAATTGATTTTGCACACGAAGTTTCAATCGTAAGTGGAAGTAGAATAACAGTTACAAACACCGGAATATACAATTTACAATTCTCATCTCAATTAGAAAATACTGCAAATTCAAATATTACATTTGATATATGGTTAGCATATACGGGTAGTAATGTTGCAAATTCAAATACACAAATTGATGTAACAAAGGTAACAGGCCTATTGGGTAAGCAAGTAGCAGCTTGGAACTTTATGTTACCAATCAAAGCAAACGATTATGTGGAGTTGATGTGGAGTTGTAATGCAAATACAGGTCAATTACACGCTTCGGGTGTACAATCAAATCCTAATAGACCTGCAATCCCATCGGTAATTGCAACATTGACACAAATCGGATAACATTCTTTTTTTATTCTTATATTTATAGTAGTAAAACTATAAATTTTAAGTAATGTCTATAAACACATATTGGACGGGTTCATCTGCATCAGAATTTTCAGAATCAGTAACATTATCAATTGCAACTCCATTTGGAATATATGATAACGACCCTGATTTTAGAAGTGATGCACCTAAAACATCAGTTTGGGTGGCAAAAAGATTAGGACATCCTATTGTAAACATTGAATTAGATAATCAACAAATTTGGGCATGTTTTGAAGAATCTGTTTCGGAATATTCTGCACAAGTAAATCAATTCAACCTTAGAAACAATTTGGATATACTTAGAGGTCAACCTAAAGGTAAAGTTGCAAATTATTCACAAACACTTGTAGATGGTTCATTCTTGCCAACAACGGTTCGTATGTCTCAACAATATGGAACACTTGCCGGAGTTGGAGGTGCAACAGCTATAAAAAAGGCATATGTCAATTTAAGTTCATCGGTTCAAATATACGATTTAATAAATCAAGCAATTGATGTTCAAACGGGAAATACAATTTCATCATCATTAGCGGGTTCGGCATCTACAATAGATGTTACAAGAGTATATCACGAAGCAATTCCTGCAATTACAAGGTTCTTTGACCCATATTCAGTAGGTGCACAGGGAACTTTAAACTTAATTTCTGAATTGGGATTTGGTAACTATTCACCCGCGGCACAATTCTTAATGATGCCTTTATATGAGGATGTTCTAAGAATGCAACAAATTGAATTTAATGACCACATTCGTAAGTCGGCACATACATTTAATATTGTAGATAATAAATTAGAAATATTTCCAGTTCCAACAAACAATACTGTTAAGAAAGTGTATTTTGAATATATGAATAGAGATGAATTTGAACATGATTCTCAAACCGTTCAATCCGATTCACTTTCAGATTATTCCGATATTCCATACGATTTTATCCAATATGGTAATATAAATGAAGTTGGTAAACAATGGATTAGAAAATATACTCTTGCACTTGCAAAAGAACTATTAGGTGCTATTAGAGAAAAATATAATTCTATTCCAATTCCAGATGGTGAGGTTAGTTTGGATGGTGCGGCATTGAGAGCGGAAGCACAAGTAGAGAAAGATGCACTTATTACACAATTAAGAGAGAACTTAGAAGAGATGAGTAGAATAAAAGTGATGGAAAATAAAGCACATGAATCAACTCACCAACAAGAAATGTTAAGAAAAGTTCCTTTAAAATTATATGTAGGATAATATGCCAAAGTTTATGTTAGGGAGAGACTTGCAACTCTTCAGAAGTATTGCAAGAGAATTGGTAGATACAGTAATTGAAAATACTTGTGTATTATTTAAAGTAAATTTAAATGAAACCAAAGTAAACATTTATGGTGAAGCTATGAATAAAACTTGGCATCCTGGTGTTGAATTATTTGTGTTGATTGATAAAGAACCCGACAACGCTACATATGAGGGATTTGGTCCAGAAGAACAACAAAATATAACTTTCAAATTTGATAGATTATTATGTGAAGAGAGAAATGTATATCCAGAAATTGGTGATGTTATATATTTTGATGATTCATATTATGAAATAGATAATACAAATGAAATTCAATTTGTCGGTGGTTTACCTGGTGAAAATAGTGATAGAAAATGGAGTATTGTGTGTTCTACATTTATGGTATCTAAATCTAATTTAAATATTGAAGAAAGAATAAAGTAATATGTCTATAAATCCACTAAGACAAAACCCAAATAGGGCAAACGAAATAAAATCAAACAAAGGAGATTTAAAACAAAGTATTTCTTTGTTTGATATTGACTATGCAATGATGTCATATTTGGAAGATACTGCATTACCTACTTTAGATGATAATGGTAAAGCTTTAAAAATACCTGTTATATATGGTAATTCGGAAAGATGGAATGGTTCACGTAGACAGGGTGTATTTAGAGATTCAAAAGGTAAAATTCAATTACCTTTAATGATGATAAGAAGAACATCTATTACAAAGGATGAAACTATGCCAATGTTAAATAGACATGTTTCATATCAAGGAATTACAAAATATTCAAAAGATAATAGATACGATAGATTTTCTGCATTGGGTGGAAATGTTAAACCAAAATATGAAATATACAAAATTCAAATGCCAGAATATGTGGAATTGAATTATGATTGTATGGTGTGGACAAACTATACCGAACAACTAAATGCAGTAATAGAACAATTACAATATGCATCATCATATTGGGGTGACAAAGAAAAGTTTAAATTTAGAACATCATTAGGTGAATTTAATGTTATAAACGAAGTTGGTGAAGGAACCGAAAGAATTAATAGAATTGAATTTAGTTTATCAGTTAAAGCATATTTACTTCCTGAAAAATTTGACGGAGAGAATATGGTTAAAAAATCAATGTCGACAAAAAGAGTTGTAGTTGCAACCGAAGTGGATGTAACCGGAAATGGTAGATTGGAAGGAATGTTAACAACACCATCACCATATTATGACAATAAAGATTTAATTGATTTTTTATCTTTAAATAATAGTAAAATAGTAGATGGTGGAACAAATACTGCAACATTTACAGGAATAAAATTAATACAAGCACCTGCACAATTATCGGGAGTAATTACTTCTGGATTAACATATGATGGAAAATCTTATGATGTTAAAGTATATATAAATGGTGTTAGGTATTATCAAACATCACATTTTACAATAACATCATATACAAATAATACATTAACATTGGCATTGTCTCCTGGATTTCCGGTAGATAGTGGTGATGAAATTACTATTACAGGTAAATTTATTGATATTGTATAATGAAACGAAGTTTATTAGATATAACTCAAAAAATCAGTAGAAAACCTGGCAAAACTAATTTAATTCCAAAAGATTTAAATGATTCTACTTATTGGATTTATGAAGCTACGGGTTGGAGATTTGTTTCTATATTAAGGGAAATCGAATATAGAACTACACAAGATAGATTAAAGATTTACATTAATACACAAAGTATAAGTGCAAGAGATTATATTATTGAAGAAGCTGGAAATGGTTTATTAATTAAATTTATAAAAACAAATTTTGAATTTAATTTAGATAATGAAGATTATATTCAAATTGAAGGAGATATAGAACAATATGCTTAATAGATTTAATTCAAATACAAGAAAATTAAATAGAGTAATCAAACAAATTAATTTAAATAATTTGAGTGGGTCTGGTTATTTGGATAACCTAATAGATGATTATAAAATACAAATAAATTTATCAGCATCATTGGATGGTAGAGGAACTATATTAAACCCTTTATCAGAAATAGAAACGGGTTCTGCAGGACAAGATGGATATTCTTATTTACCAAATGAATTAAGTGCATCAATAGAATATACTTACACCTCATCATTGGATGTAAGAATACCTACTAAATTTGGTGGTAGAACCCGTTCAAATCCAAATCCAATTAAATTAGTAAATAACAAAACAAAAATATCAGATTTTTATCAAGAAATATTGGAAAATAGTGCAAGATACAATCAAAGAATAATTGATGAATTTGACAATGTTAAAAATACATTAACAATATATAATGTTACTTTGGATTATGGAACCGAAGGAGCATCTCCTAATAATTTTGAAGTATTAGTATTTGGTTTACATATTCCAGGAGATTATACAATTAAAGAAGTTGGAAATAATGTAGTAATAACTTTAAATGAACGATACATAGATTACGATAATGTGACTATAAATGATATTTATGTTATGGGAAAATTATTAGATATACCAATTGCAACCGAAAATGATTCAATAATAATAACCGAAAGTGGTTTAGATATAATAATATAATAAATGGCAAACTCAAGAAAAAGAATATCAGAATTACCTCCATTAAATGTTGCAACACTAGACACAACTTTTGTACTTGGTATTTCGGGTAGTACAACATATAAAATTTCTATAAACAATTTAACATCTTCATTGGATGGTGCATTTGCAACCGATTTGGTAACTAATGCATTGAGTACATCATTGGATAGTAAATTATCTACATCTTCATTTCAGTCGTTCAGTTCATCGGTTCATCAAAGAATATTAGATGCAACCAACGAACAATCTTTTAATGGATTGATTAGTGGTTCATCACAATTGACAAGTTCATACGATGCAAGATATGTAATTAGTGGAAGTATTACTCAAACAACTTGGGATAATATTGCAAACAAACCATCTGGTATAGTCTCACAATCTACGGATTTAAGTTCTTTGAATTCAAAAACAGGAAGTTATGCAACGACAGGTTCAAATGAATTTAATGGTAATCAAACTATAAATGGTATCATACAAGGAACTGGTTCGTTATATTTAAAAGCCGATTCAAATGATAATAGACATTTTGAAATATATAATACATCTCCAACCGATGTACATATTAAATCTAATGGTGGATTAAGTTTTTTTGGTGATGATACTAACTACTTAAAAATTGATGATTCTGCCGGAGATGTTACCATAGCTGCATTTAGTGATATAATCCTAACTGCCGATGATGGTGGTGTTTATATAGGTTCATACGGAAGTGATAATGGAGTGATTACCAATGGTTATTTGAATACAATCATTGGAGATACTGATATAATCAATGGTGCTACGGGAAATTCTATTACTGACAATCTTAATAACATAATTAATAATAGAGGGATTGTAAGTTCATCTGCACAAATATCAGATTTAGGATTTGTAACGGGTTCATACACTACTATAAACACATTTAATAGTTTAACACAATCTTTCAATTCAATATCTCAATCATTTACAACAATAAGTGGTAGTGTTGGAACAATTGATTTTAGTGGAATTAATGCAGTTACTGCATCTTATTTAACATTCACACAATCATATACAAACGATAGTTCATCTTTTAATAATAGAATAACAACTGAAAAAAATAGAATAGATGCAATTTTATCGGCATCAAATGCAAATGGTGATACCTTTGCAGAAGTTGTATCTTTGATAAATTCGGTAGATTTGACAAATGATAATGCGTTTGCAACATTTTATACTGCAAGTAATAGTAGAATTACATCATTAGAAAATTCAACGGGTTCTTATTTAACAACATTAAATGGTGCAATAAGTTCTTCATCTCAATTAACATCATCATACGATGTAAGATATACATTAAGTGGTAGTGTTCAACCATTACCTTCAAATTTAGTAAGTTCATCTGCACAAATAACTGCATTTGGATTTATCAGTTCGTCAGCAACGATAAACACATCTTCATTTGCAACAACTGGTTCAAACTCATTTAACGGAAATCAAAATATTACGGGTTCGTTAGTAGTAAGTTCGGTAGCAGTTGTAGCAGGTGCATTAACTATACCATCGGCATCGGTAATATCTTTGACAAGTGGTAGTAGTATTTCAATAGATGCAAGTGGAGCAATCACAGGTTCATTGACTGGTTCTGTTTTTGGAATTGGTGATGTTGTAACATTTAGTGCATCACTTAATAGTAGAATTATTAGTGGTAGTGCAGTAGCAGGAACTATAAGTGGTTCATCACAATTGACAAGTTCATATGATGGTAGATATGTTCAAACGGGTTCATTCAATACATTTACTGCAAGTGTAAATACACTAAGTTCATCAGTAGATAGTAGATTTGATACATTGGAAGGAACTATCATAAGTGGAAGTCCAAATTATACACAAGTATTAGGAAATAAAAGAACCGGAATTACAACAACTGGTTCAGTAATTATAAGTGGAAGTATTACTACAACAGGTAATCCTGTTCAAATTATGGTGACCGGTGATGCAAACCCAGTAAATGTTTCATCTTGGACTAGATTACAAATTTATAGAGATGAAACTGCAATTGGAAATATTGTTCAAGTTGAAAATAGTTCAAACTTAAATGTACCATATTGTGTAAATGTAATAGATACGGCATCGGCTGGAACTTACACATATAGTATGAGAACTGTTAGTGGTATTTCAGGTCTTTTTGACTTTGGTGAATCAATGGGCCCTACTTTAACAATGGTAGAATTAAACACAAATACAAACTTACCATCTACGAATAATGTATTTACGGGTACAAATAGATTTAATGGACAAGTAACAATAGGTGGTGTTGGTGGTGATGAAGGTGGTGAACTACGATTAGTAACGGCACAAACTAATACTACTCTAACAGGAGGATATGTTTCGGCAGACATTTACCAAAACCGATTAAGATTTTTTGAAGGTGGTGGAAATAACAAAGGTGTATATGTTGATTTGAGTAAAACACCAGATGGTAATGCAGGTGAATTGATGTGGAAAGTAAGTGGGTTTGTAAACGCAGGAACATTCTTAACATTGGATAACTTAAAAGTATCAGTAACAACAGGTGGTACAAGAGGATTAAGTGTAGGTGCAGTATCAACAAATTTTACCGCTAACATATCGGGTTTGCTTGGATGGGCTGGAGGTGGTGGAGGTGCATCGGCAGTTAATATTGGATATGGAACTACGGGTTCTACATCGGCATTTGGTTGGAATTTTACAACCGAAGGTGATGGTTCGTACTATACAATATTAGATAAAACAAATAGTAGATTTTATCGTGTTACTCTAATGATAGGTGGTGGATACAACAATAACTTCATTTCAATAGAAAGATTATTTTAATATGCCAATCTCATTTTCAAAAGGATTTAGTATATTGCCTACCATAATAACCAATGGATTATTACTTCAATTAGATGCAAATAATTCAACAAGTTATCCTGGTAGTGGAACAACGGTTTTTGATTTAACCAATTCGTATAATCATACATTGACTGGTGCTACATTTAGCACATTGAATGGAATAAAATGTTTTGATTGCACATCAGGAAATAATAGAGTTGTTGTAAATGGAACAGGCCCAACTTTACCAACAACAGGATACACCTATGTAACTTGGGCAAGATTGATAAATAATAATTCCGGATATAGAACATTACTTTATACAAACTCACCTAAATACACACCAATTACTATTCCTAATGGAACAAACACATTAGGATATTGGGATAGTGCATTTAGAAGTTCAACATTTGACCTTACATCTTTTGTCGGGGTTTGGACTCAATATGCGGTAGTTGGAGATAGTGTATCTCAAACATTCTACATAAATGGTTCACAAGCAGGAAATACAATTGCTTTCGGTTCAGGTGGAAGAACACATTGGGGGTGGGGTAATAATGATACCGCCGGTCAACCTTTTGGGCATGTTGCAAATCTTTATTTGTATAATAGAAAATTATCGATTGCAGAAATAACACAAAATTATAATGCAATAAAACCGACTTACGGATTATAAGAATATAAGATATTTATAGGATATGGCAAGTTTAATAAGATTAAAACAAATAGAGAGTGGTTCAGCACTTCAAACATCGGCTGAAATTGGTACTGATTTTTCACAATCGGTAATTGATATCATACAAGATAATGTAGCGGCTACTTTACCTGATGGAGTTGTATCGGGTTCATCTCAAATATTTATTACGGGGACAATTGGATATAATGATATAGCAACGGATTTAGAAGTAGCAGTTATAAGTTCATCTTTATCTGCATCACAGGTTTTAATATCTTCATCAATAAGTTCTTCAATTGCAGCAACATTGAGTGGAAGTGTATTATCAGTAACGGCATTAAGTCAGTCGGTGAGTGCAAGTTTACGAGTTATAACTACATCTTATACAACAACTGCATCTTTCCATTCTTACACCGCATCTTTAGGAGATACATTTGCAACCGACATAGAAGTTTATCTTACTGCATCAAATATTATTGACCAGGGTGAGTTTTAATTAAAAATTTATATTTATACATAATAAAGTAAATTAAGAATAGTATAGATGGCTCAATTAATACAACATAAAAGGGGTGCCTTAGAAAGATTATCCAATATTACAGGTTCCCTGAAAAAGGGTGAAATCTTAATTGTAACCGGTTCATCTAATATTACATCTTCAAATGGTTCATCTATTGTATTTGCAGCAACTGAAAGTGGTTCTGTTCAAGCTACTAATAGATTTATAATAGGTAGTTCGGCACCAAATGAATTTCCAACATCGACTTATGGTGGTTTAGTAAACGGAGTTCCTTATTACGATAGTGGTAGTGGAACTTTATATTTGTTAGGAAATGATGGTAATACCCCAATCAACTTAACAGGTAACATTAGTACATTTAGTGCATCGGTGGCAACATCATTTTCGGCGAGTCAAGCTTCTCAAAATTTATTAAGTGCAAGTGTTGCGAGTGTAACTGGTGATTTTAGTTCTTCGGTAGCAACTTCATTTAGTGCAAGTCAAGCTTCTCAAACGGCATTAAGTTCATCTATAAGTCAAACTATTGGTTCTTTAAGTTCTTCTATTTCACAATCAATTATTGATGTAGTAAGTGCATCATTGAGTAGTTCTTTATCTGTGATAGCAACCGATATTGAAATATCAGTAATAAGTTCATCTCTGTCCGCATCACAAGAATTAATATCTTCTTCTATAAGTGCATCAATTGCATCAACTTTAAGTGGAAGTGTGGCATCAATAAGTAGTTTGAGTTCATCAGTAGCAACATCAATTAGTGCAAGTAATGCAAGTATAACAACATTAAGTTCTTCTATTTCACAATCTATTGTTGACATAGTAAGTGCATCATTGAGTAGTTCTTTATCAGTTATTGCAACCGATTTTGAAGTAGCAATAGTTAGTGCATCATTATCTTCATCACAAGAATTAATATCTTCTTCTATAAGTGCATCAATTGCATCAACTTTAAGTGGAAGTGTTGCATCAATTACAAGTTTAAGTTCATCGGTATCAGCTTCATTGGCAAGTTTGAGTGCAAGTAGTGGATTTATACAATATGTAACAAATAGTGTTCAAAATCTAACAGGAATAGAAGTTGCAGATTATAGTTCGGATGTTGCAGTAACTTTTGTGAATGGAACATTAAAATTTATATTTGGAACACCTGCAACACCAACATCGGTAGCGGCATCTATAACTGGATTTGTATCTGACAGATTTAATAATGTAACAGACAACTATACAGTTAATGCAAGTTGGAACAATCAGGGGTATACATTGGTAAGTGCATCACTTTATGAGGGAAGTGCATTATTAACACAAGTTGGTAGTGGAACAACTTTAACATATAATACAACAACATCGGGTTCTCATACATATAGATTAGAATACACAGCTAGTTCTCCATTGGATAATAGTTTATATAAAACATCAACTACAACAACGGGAACAGTTTCTAAAACTAACCCAGCGTCACCAACATTAACACCAACTGCAACAATTCAATTAGGAGTTGGTTCTAATCAAATTGAACAAGGTGCAACGGGTAGTATTTCTTTTGTATCATCTTCTGCAAATCCTTCTAATGGTTGGAATTTGACAAGTGTGACAACAAACGTTGCAACCCCATATTTTGTAACGGGTTCGGCAACAGGTTCTACTTCAATTAGTATAACTGCAACTGCAAACTACGCGTCTCCTACTGGTGAGAATATTCCTGATACTACAACAACATCAACTACAACTACTACATATACTAAGATTAGAAGTTTAAGACATGGAGCAAGTTCGGCAACATCATTCACTGCCGGAGAATTGGAAAATATTAGTATATGGGATACAACATTGGGTGGAACAATAGGAACGATTGTAAAAGGAACAACAACTGCAAGTGGACAAAGTGTAACAATTAGTTGGACTGGTGATAAATTCCATTATATTGTATTTGATTCGGCAAGAGCAAACTTAACAAACATCACAACAAGTGGATTTGGAGTATTGGGTCAATTTACATTAAGTACGGTTGGACAATATAAAGTTTACAAATCAAACACACTACAAGCGGGTGGTGCTGGAAGTAGTATAACATATACATTAACATAAATAGAAGGATAAGAAATGGCAATTATATTACCTGGTGGATTTAACATAACAAACAATGAACCTGTTGATGCTAGAATGAGTTTAGCAGACCAGTCAGCACGTTATGCATTATCATCGGCTAATGTATATGAGGGATTACAAGTTTATCAAAGAGATAATAATACAATTTGGGTATTAACTGATACTACAAATGTTGGAAATTCAAATGGTTGGACACAATTGGTAATAGGTAGTTTAGAAGGAAACTTACCAAGTGGTGTTATAAGTAGTTCTCAACAAGTAATTGATATTATATTAAATAACTTTACTCAGTTTACACAATCAATTGATAACACATTTGCAACCGACCAGGAGTTGTATGTTACATCTTCGAATTTGGATGCAGGAGAATTTTAATATAATAATAAAAAATATATAGAACAAAATCGGGATTAGATAGTAAAACTAATATTTATTACCGAATAACCTTAATTAAGAGAATAACATTACAATATGGCACAAATCATTAGACACAGACGTGGTAGTTTAGAAGCCCTTTCGGCAGCAACCTCATCGTTTCAAAAAGGTGAATTAATAATCGTATCGGGTTCGTCAAACATTACCTCAACCAATGGTTCAGGTATGGTGTTTGCAGCTGTAGAAAGCGGTTCAATACAAGCAGTAAATAGATTTTTAGTAGGAACAAATGCACCAAATGTATTTAGTTCTTCTGCTTATAATGGGTTAGTTAAAGGTGTTCCTTACTATGCAAGTGGTAGTTCAACTTTATACTTACTTGGTTCTGACAAAAATGATATTCCAGATTTAACGGGTAACATTACTAACTTTAGTTCATCAGTTGTAACTTCATTCTCGGCAAGTAATGCAAGTATAACAGCATTATCTGCTTCGGTTGCATCGGTAACTGGTGATTTTAGTTCTTCAGTAGCAACGTCATTCTCTGCAAGTAATGCAAGTTTAGTTGCTTTATCTGCTTCAGTTGCATCGGTAACAGGTGATTTCAGTGCTTCAGTTGCAACTTCATTCTCAGCAAGTTCTGCAAGTTTAACTGCATTATCTGCATCAGTTGCATCAGTAACAGGAGACTTCAGTGCTTCAGTTGCTCAAACATTTACAACTCAAAGCCAAAGAATTTCTTCATTAGAATCATTTAGTGGTTCACAATTAACTCAAAATAGTGATTTAGCAACTATTACAGGTTCTTTAATTAGTTCTGCATCAACTGCAAAATCTACAAATGATACACAAGATGGTAGATTAACTAATATTGAATCATTTAGTGCAAGTGTAAACACATCAGTTTCTAACTTAAATTCAACAACTGCAAGTTTAAATACTTCAGTTGCAAATATAAACTCATTCACATCTTCTCAATTAACTCAAAATAGTGATTTAGCAACTATTACAGGTTCTTTGATTAGTTCTGCATCTGCAGCAAAAACTACAAATGACTCACAAGATGTTTCAATAACAAACTTAAACTCATTCAGTTCTTCTGTTAATACAAAGATGACTGAAATTGGTGTTGTAAGTGGAAGCTTGATTTCATCAGCATCGTCTGCAGCAATCGCAATTGCAAATTTAAATGCAAATAGTGGTTCTTACGCATTATTAAGTGGTTCAAATGTATTCTATGGTAACCAAATAATCACTGGTTCTGTTTATGTAGCATATGACTTAATAGTACAAGGTTCATCTTCATTACAATACATTACTGCAAGTCAAGTTGATTTAGGAACAAATACAATTATCCTTAATAACGACTCCCCTGCGGTTAGATTTGGTGGTATATCAGTAGTAGATAGTGGTAGTAATGCAGGAGCAAGTGGTTCATTATTCTGGGATTCATTAAATAATAACTGGATTTACCAACACCCATCAGGTGGTGCTGAATCTGGAATGACAGCTATATTGATATCTGGTCCTAAAAATAGTGGTTCAATGGGTGATGAAGCTCATATCACTCCAGGTAAAATTATGGTTGCAGTTGGTGATGACCACATTGGTGATTCAATCATTACACAAGCAACTGATAATAGTAAAATTTCAGTAGCGGGTGACATAATCGTAACTGGTTCAGTAAACGCAACTTCGTTTAATGGTACAATTAACTCAACAAATGGTGTAGTTAGTGGTTCATCTCAAATAACAATTTCTGACACAACTGGATATACAGACTTTAGTGGTTCAATATCAGCATCATTTGCATCAGTAATTGCAAACGTAGGTAGTGGTGTAGGAGTTTCAATAACAAACTTAAACTCATTCAGTGCTTCTACATTAACTAGATTATCTAATATAGAATCATTTAGTTCTTCTGTTGAAAGTAAATTAACTGAAATAGGTGTAGTAAGTGGTTCATTGATAGCTTCAGCATCAACCGCTAAGACTACAAACGATACACAAGATGGTAGATTAACAAATTTAGAAGCAACTTCTGCAAGTGTTAACACTTCAGTAAGTAATTTAAATTTAACAACTGCAAGTTTAAACACTTCAGTAACAGCATTAAATACTTCATCTGCATCTCAACAAGTATCATTAGATAATTTAAATACATTTAGTGGTTCTACATTGGGTAGATTAACTAATTTGGAATCAACTTCTGCAAGTGTAAATACTTCTGTATCGGCTTTAAATAGTTCATCTGCTTCTCAACAAATTAGCATTGACGCTTTAAATACGGTAAGTGGTTCAAATTTAGGTAGATTATCTAATTTAGAAAGTACATCTGCAAGTGTTAATATCTCTATAACTAATATAAACTCATTCACATCTTCGGTTGATACTAAGATGACTGAAATAGGGGTAGTTAGTGGTTCATTATTTGCATCTGCATCAACTGCAAAATCTACAAATGATACACAAGATGGTAGATTAACAAACTTAGAATCTAAATCTGCAAGTGTTGATACATCAATAACTAATATAAACTCATTCACATCTTCAGTTGATACAAAAATGACTGAGATTGGAAGTGTTACAGGTTCATTGATTTCTTCAGCATCAGCAGCAAGTATTTCAATAGCAGCTTTAAACTCATATACTTCTTCAAATACATCTACAAACGCATTAAATGCATTTACTGCATCTGCAAATGAAAGATTTACAGAAATTGGTATAGTTAGTGGAAGTTTAATATCTTCAGCATCAGCTGCTAAATCTACAAATGATACACAAGATGGTAGATTAACAAACTTAGAAAGTACTTCTGCAAGTGTTAATACATCTATTTCTAACTTAAACTCATTCAGTTCTTCTCAATTAACTCAAAATTCAACATTAGCAACTTATACAGGTTCAGTTGAAACAAGATTGACTGAGATTGGTGTTGTTAGTGGAAGTTTAATAGCTTCGGCATCAACTGCAAAAACAACAAATGATACACAAGATGGTAGATTAACAAACTTAGAAGCAACAACTGCAAGTTTAAACATTTCAGTTACAAATATCAATTCGTTTACATCATCTGCAACTGGTAGATTATCTAACTTAGAATCTACATCCGCAAGTGTAAATACTTCAATATCCGCATTAAATAGTTCATCTGCATCTCAACAAGTTAGCATCGATGAGTTGAATACATTTAGTGGTTCTACATTGGGTAGATTATCACAATTAGAAACTGCAAGTGGAAGTGCAAAGGTTGCAATTGGTGAATTGAATAATTTTACATCTTCATTCAACCAGGCAATTATTTTAAGTGGTCAGAATGTTGAAATACAAGGTGATTTTACCGTAAGAGGTACATCAACTATCGTAGATTCTACAACGATTCAATTAGGTGATAATATTATAGAATTAAATGGCACAGGAGCAGCAAATGGTGGTTTGATTGTTAAAGACCCAACTGCACCTTCAACATTATCTGGTTCTTTATTGTGGGATACTACAAATGATTATTGGAAAGCTGGTACATTTGGAAACGAATCTAAAGTATTGGTAGCAGGTGGTGATAGTGTAGTAAGTGGTTCATCTCAAATTACAATTTCGGATACTACTGGATTTAGTACATTTAGTGGTTCAATTGCAACTTCATTCTCTGCAAGTGCAGCAAGTGTAACATCATTATCTGCGAGTGTAGCGAGTGTAACTGGAGACTTCAGTTCATCAGTAGCAACTTCATTCTCACAATCAGCATATAACTTAAATCAATTATCTGCAAGTGTGGCAAGTGTAACTGGAGACTTTAGTTCATCGGTAGCAACTTCGTTCTCCGCAAGTGCAGCAAGTGTAACATTATTAAGTTCATCTTTCTCAGCATCACAAGCAGTACAAGATGGTAGATTGGGATTATTGGAAATATCAACTGGAAGTTTAAATTCATTTACTTCTTCAATTGATACTACAATCAAAACTAAATTAGACGCTGAAACCGTTGTAAGTGGTTCATCTCAAATTGACATAACTGCAACTACCGGATTTACAACATTTAGTTCATCAATTGAGACAAGAATATCAATAATAGACGGAGGAACATATTAATAAAAAAATAAAGAATAAATAGAAATATATGGCAACAAATAATCCAACTTCATCGATTTTACTGAAACGTTCAGGTGTCGCAGGTTCAGTACCTACAACCACATCGTTACAGGTAGGTGAAATCGCGTTAAACACCTATGATGGTAAAGCGTTTTTACACAAGTCTGGTTCAACCGATGAAGTAGTAGAAATCGTAGTTGCCGGTGCAAATGTAACCGGGTCAATTAGTCTTACTGGAGCAGTTAGTGCATCAATAGTATCTGCGTCTACTTTTATTGGTAATGGTTCTCAATTGACAGGTGTAACTGCATCAATGAGACCAGATGATTTCGATTTTAATTCGGAACCATTTGCAGGAACAATTGGATATATTCAAGGTAGTGGTTCTCTTTACAAAGTAGCAACTACTGAAAATGCAATTGATTTTAGATACAACGATGTAACAATTGCAACTATTACAACTGCAAACGGATTTAGTGGTTCATTATTCGGAATTGGTGATGTGTTACAATTTAGTGGTTCGGTTCACAATAGATTATATCAATTAGAACTTTCAGCATCATTTGGACCAGATGCAGGTCAATTCTAAAATTCAATAAAATTATAATAGAAACCCCTCATAGTAGGGGTTTTTCATTTTATAATATATTTATGTTTGTAGTATATACTACCTTGTTGTTAAATAACTTTAAATAAATAGGCCATATGGCATCAATTGTTCAACTGAAACGCTCTGCGTTATCGGGAAAGGTACCTGATACAGGTTCATTAAATTTAGGAGAATTAGCTGTAAATACTTACGATGGTAAGATTTACTTTAAAAAGTCGGGTTCAATTGAATCGGTTGAAAGTGTAGTAACAACAAATTCGGTAGTAACTGGTTCTATTAGATTGGAAGGAACTGGTTCGTTTGGTTCATTAAAAGTAAACGATACACTTACAGTTAATCATGGTGTTAGTGTAATAAGTGGTTCTTTGGGAATCACATCAGATTTGACTGTTTTAGGTGCAGTTAATGCAAGACAATTCAATATTTCTATAATTTCATCTTCTACATTATTTGAAAGTGGTTCATCTAATTTCGGTAATAGTTTTGATGATACACATACATTTACAGGGTCAGTAAACATTACGGGTTCATTTTTATTAAACGGACAAGAAGTAGGTGGTGGAACAACATCGGGTTCATTTACTGGTTCATTTACTGGAGATGGTAGTGGATTGAGAGGGGTAGTTAGTGATGATTTACCAATTGATGGTTGGGATTATAATTCAAATAGTTCTGCATCTATTAGTGAATTTAATGTAACATCATCAAAATATTTAATAGATTTTCAATGGGAACAAGAAGTTGGAACCGCTGTTGGTTTAAAGGCATTCCTTTCAAACACAACTGGTAGTTCACAAATTGTTCCAACGGAAGAAGGTATTAAATTTATTGTAGGAAATCAACAAGTTGCATTAGTAGGGCCAAATGGTATACAATCTGTGGTACCTGCAGGAACTGTAAGTGGTTCATCTCAATTGACATCTTCATACGACCAAAGATATGTTTTGAGTGGAAGTATTACTCAAACAACTTGGGATAATATTGCAAGCAAACCTTCCGGAATCATAAGTGGTTCGTCACAATTAACATCATCGGTATTAGCCACAACTGGTTCTAATTTATTTGTAGGAACTCAAACTCATAGTGGTTCAATTATACCTGCAACGGATAATACATACGATTTGGGGTCACCTACATATCAATGGAGAGATATATATGTTTCATCTGGTTCACTTTATATAGATGGAACAAAAGTTTTAAGTTCAACCAATCAGGAATTACAAATCACAACCGATGTAGGTCAATCAATTAAGATTTTAGAAGCAGGAAGTGATAGTATTATTTTACAATCTGCAGATGGTGATATTCAATTAAAAACATCTGGTGGAGGTAATTTATTATTTGACCCAACAACTGGTTTAATTGATGTTAGAGGAACATTACAAATACAAGATGGAAATAAAGTAACATCTTCAGGAGGAAATGGTGTTGTTTTTGGAAATAATATAGTAGTAAGTGGTTCATTAGAAAGTACTGGAAATATAAATGGTGTAAATATATCAACATTTAGTTCTTCAGTTGTAACACAAATATCTACAATACAAACTAAAACAGGAAGTTTTGCAACAACGGGTTCTAATACTTTCTATGGTACACAAACATTTAGTGGTTCACTTTATGTTGCAAATGACTTAATTGTACAAGGTAGTTCCTCAATTCAATATATTTCGGCATCATCAGTATCAATTGGAACCAATATTGTTCAACTAAATACGGCAAACCCATCGGTTAGATATGCTGGTTTAAGTATAATAGATAGTGGTTCAGTTGGAGGTTCTGGTTCATTCTTATATGATTCGGTACAAGATGAATTTATATTTGTACATAGAGGAAATGGTGCAAATGTAACATCATCTCATTTTGTATTAGGACCTGAAACATACGATGATTTGGGAAATGAAATATATCTTACAAATAATAAATTACCGAAAGGAACTGGCAAAGAACATTTAGTTGATTCAAATATTACCGATAATGGTACATTGATTAATTTGGGTTCAAACACAACAATAACAGGTACATTAGTTGCAAGTGGAACAACATTGGTTAGTGGTTCATCACAAATAACTTTTAGTGGAATAAGTTCACTTCCTACATTAGTAAGTGGTAGTTCTCAAGTTGATGTAATGTCTACAACAAATATTGCAAGATTGGCAACCACTGGTTCAAACACATTTATAGGTAATCAAATAATAAGTGGTTCAAGTACTTTTAGAAATAACTCAAATGGTGCAAGTGTATCAATTGGTGGAACTGCATTTGGTATAAGAATAGATAATGGTGGAACATTTAGTAGTGGAAGGTCTACTATTTATGGAGTAGATAATACATTTGTTGGTTCATATCAACCATTGGGATTACAAGGTTCTGTTGTATATATCGGAACATCTAATACCGATATTATGACTGTTGCATCAACGGGTGCATCGGTAGTTGGAAATATATCATTGGGAGCATCAAATACATCATATGTCGGCCCATCTCAATATGGTGCACTTATGATGCCAAGAGGTGGTATATTATTCTCAAATACCAATAGCCAAAACCAAATGTATATGGTATCAAATGCATATTTGAATGGAAGTGGTGTATGGTCGTATAGAAACTCAGGACAACCGGCCGGATGGATGGCCATCGATAATGGTGGATTTAGTGTTGCATTGGCCGGTAATGGAACTGCAGATAGTGCAATAACATTTACTTCACCACTTTCGATATCAAATGCCGGAGTTACAACATTTGGTGGTAATGTAATACCTAATACAAATGGTACCAGAGATTTAGGTTCGGCATCGGCAAGATGGTCTACGATTTATACATCGGATTTATCATTAAATAACGGAATTGGTGATTGGACAATTGTAGAGGGTGAAGATGATTTATTCTTATACAATAATAAAAAAGGAAAAGTTTATAAATTTGCTTTAACCGAAGTTGACCCAAATGTGGCAACTCCTAAAAAATCATAAGTTATGCCTTTAGATATTGGTGGAAATACAATTGATTCTAACATTGTAAGAAGATATCCTACTACAAAAACATTGACGGGTGGATTAATGTTACATGTAGATGCATACGTTCCAGAATCTTATCCTGGAAGTGGTGGAACTTTTTATGATTTATCAGGCAATGGAAATAATTTTTCAATAACAGGAGCAACTTGGAATAGTGCTGGATTTTTTTCGTTTAATGGTTCATCATATATGGCAAACACTTCATTTAGTGTTCCTGGATTAACAAATATGGCAAGTTGTATTGTTTGGCTAAAACCTGACGCGGGACAAAATGACGGAACATATAATGGATTATTTTCATATGGCCCACGAGCTTGTAATGGTCAAACTTTTTTAATGAGTATGAATAATAGTTTCGGCCCGACAATGGCTAAATGGTGCGATGATTTTACATCTCCAACGGCTACTATGAATACATCAACTTGGTGGCAATATACATTAGTTTTAAATGGTAGTTCCGTTAATTTTTATTTAAATGATTATGGTGCGGGTAGTGGAACATTAGCAGCTGCAAATAATATAGGAACAGGCACTGCAGCAATTGGTTCGACTGATTTATATGGTAGAATTTTTAAAGGAAGTATAGCTTCTGTTAAATTTTATAATAGAGTATTATCATTGACTGAAATTGCAAACAATTATAATATTGAGAGATTAAAATTTGGAATATAAAATATAAATTATGCCAATAGATGTAGGTGGATTTAATATAAATAGTAATGTAGCTAAATCATTTAAATATAGAGATATTATAACAAATGGTTTAGTAATGCATTTAGATGCAGACTCACCTGAATCTTATCCAGGAAGTGGTACAAGATGGTATGATTTGAGTAATAACAATAATAATGGTACATTGAATGGTGGTACTACATATACTACAAATGGTGGGTATGGTGTTATTCAATTAAATGGTACGAATTCGACAGTGACTGTACCATCTTTAAATTTGAGTAGTAGTAATTTTACTGTTGTAGGTGCAACAAGATATACATCAACAGGTGGTGGTAGAATACTATCTGCATTGAATAACAACTGGTTATTAGGACATTGGAGTAATTCCGTTGCAAATTATTATTCCGAAGGATGGGTTACGGGTGCAGGAGTAGGTGGTACTGATACAAATTGGAGAATGTATGCTGGTACTGGAAATTTATCGACAGATAATTATTCCATTTATATTAATGGAACACTAAATACATCAAATAGTGGTGGTGCAGCTGGCCCAAATGGATTATCAATTGGTTCATATGCACCAGCTAATATTGAATTTTCTAATGCACAAGTTAGTTTTGTATTAGCATATAATAGAGTTTTATCTGCAGCTGAAATTACAAGAATTTATAATGCATTTAAATTTAGAATAGGATTGTAAAATAAATTATTATGGGATTTGATATAGGTGGACATACTTTTAGTGCTGAAATGGCAAGAAATCAATTTGATAATAGAATTGTAAATAAAAATTTAATATTTCATGTTGATGCTGGCAATACAAATAGTTATGGTGGAAGTGGTACAACTTGGTATGATTTGAGTGGTAGAGATAATCATGGTACATTGGAAAATTCACCTATATATAGTTCTTCCGATGGTTTGGGTAGTTTAAATTTCAATGGTTCAAATCAATCAATGGTTGCAAATATAAACTCAACCGAATTAGATGGTGACCCAAATTTTACAATGGAAATGTGGGTAAAAAGAACAGCGGAACTGGTAGGAACAACTGGTGGATATTGGGGTATAGGTGGTGCAGGACAAGGTTATTCCGTAGAAGGATGGACACCTATTACAAATAGAATACATATGGATTTGTATGATTCATCCAGAATTGATAGTGGACAAGATTATCCATTAAATACTTGGGTTCATGTAGCTTGGGCAAAAAACGGAACGGCAATCACAACCGACACCGTAAAAGTTTATATAAATGGTGTATCATATTCCGTAACAAGTGGTAGAGGGCAAACATCAGGACCAAGATATAATACATCAACCCCCGGTAAGGGTATTGCATTGGGTAGATTAAACCAAGATGCTGCAAGTTACTATGGTGCATGTAAAATTGGTGTTGCAAGAATTTATAATAGAGCCTTAACACAGGGTGAAGTTTTACAAAATTATAATTTACAAAGAAGTAGATTCGGACTTTAATAAAAGAAAAAAGATATTATTATATTTATAAGAAACATAATAGAATTAAATGGCAGCTATATTTCAATTAAGAAGAGGTTCGGGTTCAGTATCTTTAGTGGATGGTGAATTATATGTAAACAAAGGTATAGATTCTTTACAATATGCCGTAGGTGATAGAGAGATTACTTTAGCTAAGTTAAATGAACTTAATACAGGTACATTAAATTTAAACGGAGGAATTTCTGCATCCGGAGATATTACTGCATCTAATGCATATATTAGTGGTAATATTGTATTAGGTGGAACGATTACAATTGGTGATACTACAAATGATAGTGTTATTTTTAATGCGGATTTAAGTTCTTCAATTATACCTGACGCAACTAGTACATACGATTTGGGTTCTACATCTAAAGTATATAGAAATATATACGCGAGTAATATATCAGCATCAGCGTTTACTGGTTCTCTTTTTGGTATGGGTGACCCGACATCATTTAGTACATCGGTAGATACTAGATTAGATTATTTAGAAGGCCCTTTTAGTACATCCGTTGATAGTAGAATGGATTTATTAGAAAACGCAATGAGTGGTTCTAAGAGATTATATGTTTCTCCGGAAGGAAATGATACTAATACTGGTACTCAACAAAGTCCATTTAAAACAATTAAGGCAGCAGTTGAATCGTTGGGTTCAGCGATTTATACAAATGTAAAAAGATATACAATATTTGTAGGTAGTGGTGAATATACTGAACAAAACCCAATAGTAGTTCCTCCTGGAGTTTCTATTGTTGGTGATACATTGAGAACAGTAAGATTAACCGCTGCAAATCCAACAAAAGATTTCTTCCATTGTCACGATTCAAACTATTTTTATGGTTTGAGATTTTTAGACTTAAGGAATCCCGCATTTGCATTTTCATTTCCATCATCTACCGCAACCGGTTCTATTAGTGCAGGTGGTATTGGTTCTATTGGTTTGGTACATTCAATGACGGGATATACAGATGGAAATAATCAGGATTTGGGAATTATTATAGAAGGACCTGATAATAGTGGTAGTATAGCAACTGCAACTGCAAATGTTGTTGGTGGTGTTATTACTCAAATAAATGTAGTAAATGCCGGAACAAACTATTCGGCAAACGAAAAACCACATATTTCAATACCTGCACCTGTTGCACAAAGACCAGTAATTACAACATCACCATATGTTCAAAACTGTTCTTCAATCACAGGTCCATTTAATACATCCGGTGTTAAAGTTTTACAAGCTTTACCATACGATGAAGCAACTTTTAATATTGATGAACAAGGAGCCGGTGGTGGTATAAGAATAGATGGTAATTTAGTTCACCCACTATCACCATTAGAATCATTTGTAGCGGATGCATTTACACAAGTTAATCAGGGTGGACCTGGTCACTTAGTAATTAACAAAGGATATGCACAATTCGTATCTTGTTTTACTACATTCTGTACTTATGGTTTTAAAGTAGCAAATGGTGGTTTTGCAAATATTTCAAATTCGGTAATAGATTTTGGTAAATATGGTTTAGTATCTAAAACTTATTTCCCAACAACATATAATACGGGTTCATCTTTAGAAACAAAAACTTCACAAGTAAGTGGATTTATTATAGATGAAAATGGAGCAGGTTATACTGGTTCAATTGCAGGTGTAACAATTTCAGGTGGTGGTGCAAGTGTTCAAGCAACTGCAGAAGCAACTGTAAATGCAAATGGTTCAATTGATGAGATAGTATTGTTAACCGGAGGAAGTGGATATACATCACAACCATCTGTAACAATAGATTCACCAACGGGACCTGGAGCAATACAAGCTACAACGGTTGCAGGTAAAGCATTAATTACGGGTGTTACTGAAATGTTAATGTCATTAGAAAGTGGTAGTAGAGGTGTTGATATTTCTTCTAATATGATTTTGAATGGTGTTGATTACTTAGTAACTGATGTAATAGATGTAAGTGGTCAACCAAACCAAAGAAGAATAACAACTTACCCAGCACCTCCTTCAATTACAACAAACGACCAAATTAAATTTCACCAATTATCAAACATCTCAACAGGTGGATTGGTAATGGAATATGTTGGTAGTGGTGTAACATATAACGCACTTCCAAAATTTGGTGGAGTTCCAATTAGAACAAGAGAAATAAATGAATTTGCACCTGGTAGAGTATTCTATTCAACGGTGGATAATATTGGTAATTTAAAGATTGGAGATTTCTTTGCGGTAAATCAATTGACTGGAGAAGTTACAATTGATGCAAACTCATTTAATTTATCAGGTTTAAATGCAATAGGGCCATTTAGAAGAAATGGAGTTGCGGTAGGTGTGGTATTACAAGAAGTAAGTAATAATGTAACTTTATTAAACTCACAGGGTTTATATGGTGAAGACACCACACCAACACAATATGCAGTTAAAGAATATATTGATGTAATAAGTCAATCATTTGATAGTAGAGTGGATTCATTAGAACAAACTGCAATTGACTATGATGGTAGATTAGATTCTTTAGAAATTTCATCTGCATCTGTTAATTCGTTTACATCATCTACAAATGGTAGATTAAATAATTTAGAATCTAAATCCGCAAGTGTAGATGTTTCAATTTCGAATTTACATTCATATACTTCATCATTAAATAACGCAATACAATTAACGGGTTCAACTGTTTCATTCTTAGGAAATATTGTAGTGTATGGTACTCAATCTGTACTTAATTCAACTAATTTACAAATTGGTGATAATTTAATTTATTTAGCAACTGCATCGGTTGCAAATATTGACTTTGGTATTATCGGACATTATAATGATGGTACAAATAGACATGGTGGTGTTTTCAGAAGCGGAACAGATGGTGCATGGAGAGTATTTAAAAATTATGAACCTGAAATAAGTGGAACTATTAATTTGACAGAAACAACTTTTGCATATGCTGACTTTTACGCAAATGCATTAAGTGCATCAACATTAAGTGGTATTGGAAATGTAACAACATATTCTACATCCGTAGATAGTAGGTTGGTTAGTTTACAAACAAATTCAACAAATGTTGATACTTCTATTTTAAACTTAAATCAATTTAGTGCAAGTGTAACATCTTCATTAGAAAAAATATATCAAACAACATCTTCATTAAATACTACAACTGCAAGTTTATATACTTCGGCATCTTTAATGACGGCATCGATTGTCTCATTAACATCATCCGTTGTTGTATTACAAGATTTTAGTGGAAATGTTAATAGTAGATTTACAACTTTAGGAACTTATACTGGTTCAGTCGATAGTAGATTTACAACTTTAGGAACTTATACGGGTTCGATTGAAACAAGATTGACTCAAATCGGAGTAGTAAGTGGTTCATTGATAACAACTGCATCTAACCACGAACAAAGGTTAGGACAATTAGAAAATAAATCTGCAAGTGTAGATACATCTATAACAAATATAAATACATTTACTCAATCGGTTGATGGTAGATTTACAACATTGGCAACATATACTGGTTCTGTCGATACTGATTTAAATAAAATACATGAATCAACTGCAAGTTTAAATTTATTTACTGCAAGTGCATATGTATCATTCTCATTGATGACCGCTTCAATTGAAGACCACGAAGAAAGAGTTGCTTATTTGGAAGGTATTGGTGGAATTACTGGTGGCAACCCATTAACACCATTGAATCAATTTTCTGCATCTGCAAAAATTTCAATTGCAAATTTAGAATCATATACATCTTCTGCAAATACAAGATTAGGCCAAATTGAATCATATACATCTTCTGCAAATACAAGATTAGGCCAAATTGAATCATATACATCTTCTTTAAAGAATGCAATTACTGTAACTGGTACCGATGTATCAATTGCTGGTAACTTAAGTGTATTGGGTACTACAACGATAGTTGATACTACGACATTATCGATTAAAGATAATATTATTGAATTAAATTATGGTGCATCTCAAACTACTGCTGGTATTTATGTAAAAGATGCAACAGGAACATCAACCACTTCTGGTTCTCTAATTTGGGATTCGGCAAATGGTGCAGATTATTGGAAAGCAGGAAAATTGGGAAGTGAAGCAAAAGTATTGACCGATGGAATGGGTGTAATTTCTGGGTCGGGTCAATTAACAAACTATGAAACTACGGGTAGAGGAATCGTTTCGGGTTCATCTCAAATAAATGTTGAATCAACAACCGGTGATATTACATTAGGAACTAGAACATTTGGTAACTATGTTGCGTCATTGGTTGCGGGTACGGGTGTAATTTTATCTAATAATGGTGGTGAAACAGCAACTCCAACAATTGCAATCGGACAAAGTGTTGCAACTTCAGCATCACCAACATTTGCAGGTTTGACTATCAACGGAGCAATTACTGCAACTGGTGATATTACCGCATTCTTCACATCGGATGAAAGATTAAAAGAAAATATTCAACCTATCACGGATGCATTATCAAAAGTAGAAAATATTAGTGGTAATGAGTATGATTGGAAAGATGGATTTGAAAATGTTCATAATAAAAAGGGAAATGATGTCGGTGTAATTGCACAAGAAATTCAAAAAATACTTCCACAAGCAGTAATAGAAAGAGACAATGGATATTTGGCAGTTAATTACGAAAAAATAATTCCACTATTAATTGAATCTATAAAAGAATTATCGGCAAAAATAGATAGATTGGAAAAGAAATAGATATTTATAGAGGTATAATGAATTTATTATACTTTAACTAAAAAAAAGAGTAAACTAAAATGGGACTTAAATTTAGACGCGGTACGACCGCACAACAATCCGGTTCATTAGCATTCGGAGAACCATATGTGAATACCACATTGGGAACATTGATAGTAGGTGGACAAAGTGGAGATATCGTATTATCAGCAGGAGGTACAGGAAGTACCGGAAACTTCGGAGCAATTTCAGGTTCTGGATTAGATATTACCGGAAATGCAAATATTGCGGGTAATTTAACATTGGGTGGTACTATTACAATCGGTGATAATTCATCTGATAATGTAGTTGTAAACGCTGATTTAAGTTCTTCAATTATTCCAAACAATGATAACTCATTTGATTTGGGTAGTACATCATTTAGATATAGAGCAATTCATGGTACAAATATACATGGTGCTATAAATGCAACAAATGGTGTAGTTTCCGGTTCATCACAAGTGATTGGAATATTGGATTCATTAAATACATTTAGTGGTTCTCAATTAACTCAAAATAGTAATTTAGCAACTATCACCGGTTCATTGATTTCAACTGCAAGTTTAAATGTTGGAAGATTAACTGCAATTGAAGCAGTTAGTGGAACTTTTGCAAGAACCAATTCAACAAATATATTTAACGGAAATCAAACTGTAAGTGGTTCATTATATGTAACACAAGATTTGGTAGTCGGTGGTTCTTCATCGATTCAAAATATTAGTTCTTCTAATTTAGTAATTGGAACGGCATTTGTAACTTTAAATACATCAACTCCATCATCTAGATTCGCAGGATTACAAATAATAGATAGTGGTTCATCTGGAGGTTCTGGTTCATTCTTATATGACGCAGTACAAGATGAGTTCATATTTATCCACAGAGGAAATGGTACGAACATAACATCATCTCATTTCCTATTAGGTCCTGAAACTTATGATAACTTAGGTAACGAATCTTACTTAACAAATAATAGAGTATCAAAAGGAACTGGTAAGGAACATTTGGTTGATTCAAATATTACAGATGATGGTTCATTGATTACATTGGGTTCAAATACAACAATAACCGGTACATTGGTTGCAAGTGGAACAACATTAGTATCAGGTTCATCTCAAATAAACGCAACTGCAACTACAAACTGGTCAACCGGTATTAAAACAAGATTAGATGCGGAAACCGTTGTTTCTGGTTCTAAAACAATTAGTGGTATTACATTGGGTTCTAACTTAGCAACTTTGACAATTGGTACCGGATTAAGTGGAACATCTTATAATGGTTCAACCGGTGTAACAATTGCAAATACGGGGGTAACTTCAATTACAGCAGGAACGGGTGTAAGTAGAGATAGTGCAACAGGTACAGTAACAATTTCAATAGGACAAGCAGTAGCAACATCTGATAACGTAAGATTTGCATCTATTGGTGTTGGTATGGCTGCAAGTGGAACATCTGGTAGAATAGACGCAGCAAATGATATTGTGGCATTCTCAACTTCGGATGTTCGTTTGAAAGAAAATATCAAACCAATCGAAAATGCATTGGATAAAATTTCTAAGATTAGTGGTAACACATATGATTGGAGAGCTGAATTTAAAGATGTTCATGGATACGAAGGAAATGATGTGGGTGTAATTGCACAAGAAGTTGAAGCAGTATTACCACAATTAGTTCAAGACAGAGACAATGGATATAAGGCAGTTAAATATGACAAATTAGTTGCATTATTGATTGAAGGTATTAAAGAACAACAAACACAAATACACAATTTAACTTTAGAAATTGAAAATCTAAAGAAGAACAATAGCTTATAAGAATGTATGATGTATATTATACAACAGGTTTTGGAAATAAAGTAGGTGCTGGTAGTGATGTTTGGGTGAATAACTTCGTAAAGTATGTTGTTCCTCACTTAAAAGTAAAACCTATCCTACTTATACATAGAAAGAAACCCGATGATTTTGAGGGGGATAACTTCCCCCTTGAAATTTATTGGCAAGTAGATGATAATGAAAAGTTCGATGAACTTATAGATAATGCTCGGCGAATTCACATACTACACGGACATTATCACCCAAATTCAGCCATTCTAAGAAATTTAGATAGAATAGAGAGTTATGTTATGCATAATTCAATAGATATGTCTATGAAAGCCGGTATGTTTTCCGACTCACCGGGAGTTCAACATTATGGTGCAGATACGGAATGGGAATATTCTATAATAAAATCAGTAAAAAAAAGAATTTGGATTGGTTTATTTAAAACACCAACCCATGCTGATTATGATTTTATAGATATTCCAAATTATTACGATTTTCAACATAATTTAGAATTAAGTGATAGTACAAAAGTAGGATTTGCAGCAAGAACGGAAACAAGAAAAAGAGTTTGGTATTTGGAAAATATAGAATGTTATTTATTCACTACCTTAAAGATTTTGAATAATGTGTGGGAGAAGGGATATGGTGTGAATTTCAAACGAGCTAAACGATATATGTTTGATTATGGTAAATTAGATTGGTTTTATCGTTTAGATTGGGGAATTTCACATAGTTGTTTTAATTATGAACCATTTGGATATTCAATATTTCAAGCGGTTGATTATGGAAAACTACCCATATTGAGTAAAGATTGGATGAAAGAATGGGAATATCCATATAGAGCAGAAAGTAAAACGGAATTTGAAAATATAGTAAAAGAAATAAAAAATACCGATTACGAAACAAAAAAACAATGGTTTGAAAAATTAAAATCAGAAATGATGATATTTACAAATCGAAATAAATGGGTAAAAGATTTATTAGATATTTATAATAGTTAAAACAAAAAAATATGGCATTATTTAACAAGAGATTAAGTGAATTATATAGAGCTGTGAGTGGTTCGAGTAGAACTTCACAGGCAGTATCAATTAGTGGTTTGGCAGGTGGTGGTTCAAATCTATCATTTAGTGGATTCTCATTTGATTCTGCATCTGCAACATTACCATTTACATATATTGTAGAAAACACAACAGAAAATGTAGTATTTTCATTTACTAGTGCTGGTACATTATTTAATAATAAAGTTAAAGATGTTAGTAACAATTATCAATTTAGTATTACTCCTGGTGATGGAGCTATAACATTTGGAACAAATACAAATGGTAATGATGGTGTTAAAGCATCAACTACTAAAATCGGAGTTACAAATATTTCAAATGGAGTATATGGTGGAAACACTGCATATCTATTAGCAGCTTCCTATAATGATGGTGGTTGGTCATCAAATCAAGATGGTTTCAACAGAGTCTTTTCAAAAGAAATTTATAATGTTGATTCGTACAACACAATAAATTCGGATTCACTTTGTGTTGATATAAACACTTTAATTTTATTATCTGATGGTAGTGAAGTATCGGCTGAAGACTTATATATTGGTGATGTAATTAAAACATATGTACCAACAGATATGCCTACTTGGTTACCAGAAAACGATACCGAAGACTGGTATTGGTGGTATCAAACGGGTTCATCTGGAGAAATAGTAGATGCAGAGATTACTAATATTTATTATTCATTTGTTGATTCGTATATTTCTATCAATGATGATTTATTAAAATGTACTCATGCACATCCATTATTTATTTTTGATAATGAAACCTCTACTTATCAATTTGTAAGAGCAGAAGATATCACTATTGGTGACAAATTGATTAAATATAATAAGACAACTTTTGAAATGGAAGAAATCGAAGTTGTTAATATTGAAACTAAAAACGAAACATTAGAAATTGCAACAATTACAGTAGATGTAGCACACACATATTTATCTAATGGATTTGTATCACATAATAAAGGTAGTAATACAGTTGGAGCAATACCATCCGCAAACTTAGTTTGTTATTTAGATGCAGAAAAAACACAATCATACGCTGCCGCAAACTCATTAGTTTGGCATGATTTAACAGGTAGAGCTACCGGATTTAATGTTAAACCAGCTCTTAGTGGTGGTGGTTCGGCATTTCCAACATTTACAAATACCACACCTAAACACTTAACATTTTTTGGAAATGGTAACACTGCATGGAAAGATAATACAATCTACCCTGGAACAGGAGTAGGCCTAACGAATTTTAGTTTAACCGCTAATGGAGGAGTGACGGTAGTTTGGTGGCAATTTGGAAACGCATCACTTTTTGCAGGTATTATGAACATAGAGGATAATGTAAGTAAAGCTTTTAGAGTATCGTGGAACCCCAATGGTGCAAGTAATGGTTCACTTAGAATTAAGCTTCCTAGTGGCCCAACTAGATACACAACTAGTAACATATTTTCTAATATTAGTACTAGTTGGAATATGTATGCATTTTCTGTAATTGGACAAACCGGATATGTTTATAGAGATGGTTCATTGGTGGACACCGTAGCGGGGAATTTAAGTGATTTTGAAGCATTGACTGCAGCAAGAGCCTCGTTTGGTGGAGCTGCATCATCGGATTCACCAGGAATAAGACTTGCAGCATTATTATATTATACGAGAGGTTTGAGTGGAACAGAAATTTCAAATATCTACAATAATATGAGAAGTAGGTTTGGTAAATAGTTAATGTTTTGAATTAAAATATTATATTTATATTGAGAATTACTAAATTTAAATTAAAACATATAAAATGGCAGAAAAGATAGTATCACCGGGTGTTTTCACTAGAGAAAACGACCTTTCATTTTTACAACAAGGTGTTGCTGAGATAGGTGCGGCATTCATTGGCCCTTTCAAAGAAGGACCAGTAGTTCCAACAATTGTAAATTCACAAGCTGAGTTTAATGAATTATTTGGAGCAGCTGATGGAACATATTACACACCATTAGCAGTACAAAATTATTTAAGAGAAGCAGGAACTGCAACTATTTGTAGAGTAGCGGGTGTTGGTGGATATACTGCACAAAGACCTTTAATATTATTGGGAACATCTGGGTCAGTAACATCATCAATTGGATTTTTATTTTCAACATCAGAAAATTTAAGTGGATTAAGTACAGCATCTGCAGTTACAGGTGGAATTTCAAGTAATGTGTGGTCATTTGACCCATCTAGTCCAGATTATATCGAATCTGAATTTGGTACAAACCCATTGAATCCAAAAGTAGCATACATCTATGGATACTTTAAAAATGCATATTCTTCATCTGCAGAAGAGTGGTCAACTTTGGCACAATCTGCAGTAGTATTATCTTCACAAGTATTTTCTGGAGATGCACAAGAGGCATTGACACCAATGATTCAATCTCAATTAATCGGTGGTGATAGATTTGATTTATTCCAATTTGAAACATTGGGTGTGGGTAATTCTACAAATACTAAAGTTAAAATTGGTATTACAAATATTAAAGCAGCAGGTACTATAAATGGAACGGATTATGGTACATTTACGGTTGTTGTTAGAGATTTTAATGACACAAACAAAAAGAAAATTGTATTAGAAACATTTGCAAATGTAACTTTAGACCCTAATTCTCCAAACTTTATTAGTAGAGTAATTGGTGATAGAAAATTATTAATAGATGAATTTGGTAAAATTACTGAAATTGGTGATTGGGTAAACAATTCTAAATATGTTAGAATTAATTCGGAAACATTTAACTATACGGCACCTGTACAGGCAGTACCTTTTGGACATCATCCATATACATTACCTGTAAATGCAGGAGTATATAATAACTCAATACCAGTAGTAACTTTCGTAAGTTCTTCTACAACTGTATATGGTGGTATTGATTTAGATTTTAACAATGATAACAAAGTATATTTAAAACCAATTCCAAATGGTGCAGTACATGGTTTAAACACCGAATTTGGATTGGATGTAGAAAATGGTGGTGAATACTCAGTTGGAGACGCTGGAACACAATTCGTTGTAGCATTTCAAAGTGGATTTGATGGTATGAGTCCATTAACACCGATTAATTTAGGTTCTGATATTTCACAAACTAACACACAAGGTTTTAACTTATCTTCTTCTACTACAAGTGGTTCTGTTGCATATATGAAAGCAATTAACGCTTTATCTAACGCAGATGAATTTGATATTAATATGGTTGTAGCACCTGGTGTTACAAAAAATGACCATTTGTATATACATACAGCAATTGTTGATATGGTAGAACAAAGAGCAGATGCATTTTTCATTACTGAAATGGGTGATTCTGATTTAAGTTTAGAAACAACAATTACTAAAGCTGGTGAATTAGACACAAACTACGCAGCAACTTATTATCCTTGGATTAAAACAATTGATATTAATACAAACAAATTAATCACAGTTCCACCATCGGTATTACTTCCAGGTGTATTCGCAGCAAACGATAGAGTAGCGGCAGAATGGTTCGCACCAGCAGGTTTGAATAGAGGTGGTTTAGTAGGAGCAGTTAGTGTATTAAATAGATTAACTCAATCCGAAAAAGATGAATTATACGAAGGTAAAGTAAACCCAATCGTACAATTCCCAGGACAAGGTATTGTAGTATTCGGACAAAAAACATTACAAGATAAACCATCGGCATTAGATAGAATCAACGTAAGAAGATTATTATTGAGTGTTAGAAAGTATATCGCATCTACTTCAAGATTCTTGGTATTTGAACAAAATACTTCTGAAACAAGAAATAGATTCTTAAATATTGTTAACCCTTATTTAGAATCAATCCAACAAAGACAAGGTTTGTACGCATTCCGTGTTGTAATGGATGATACTAATAACACACCAGATGTAGTTGATAGAAACATTATGAAAGGAGCTATCTACTTACAACCAACTAAGACAGCTGAATTCATTCAAATTGATTTCAACATCTTACCAACTGGAGCAGCATTTAACGGATAATTTAGAAAATAGATATTTATATAAAAGAATTAAAAAATAAAGTAAAATGCCAGAAATATTAGAGTTTGATAAAATGTTCTATAAGAATTTTGAACCAAAATTGGGTAATAGATTCATTATGGAAATAAATGGTATAGAATCGTATATCATCAAAACGGCGAATAGACCTACATTCACATCGGAAGTTGTTGAATTAGACCATATCAATGTAAAAAGAAAGATTAAAGGAAAGTCTACGTGGGATGATGTTACTATCACTCTTTATGACCCAATTGTACCATCAGGTGCACAACAAGTTATGGAGTGGGTTAGACAATCACATGAATCATTAACCGGTAGAGATGGATATTCTGCTTTCTATAAGAAAGATGTTACGTTCTATCTATTAGGACCAGTAGGTGATAAAGTTGAACAATGGACTTTGAAAGGTGCATTTATCAGTTCGGCAAACTTTGGTGAATTGGATTGGGCTTCAAATGACCCGTTATCAATTGAATTAACATTAGCATACGATTACGCTATTTTAGAGTACTAATCTAAATAAAATTATAAAAGAAAGGGATACCCACAAAGTATCCCTTTTTTTATTTTTTTGAAAACATAATATATATAATAAACACAAAAGTTATATTATGGAACAACAAAATGTAGAACAACAAGTTACTAGAGGATTAAGTGGATTTCAACAACAAGGACAAAAGTCATATCCATTTCCAACCGAAGTAATATCTTTACCATCAAAAGGATTATGTTATCCTGAAACATCTCCATTGTCAAAAGGAGAGATTACAATCAAATTAATGACTGCTAGAGAAGAGGATATTTTAACTTCTACAAATTTATTAAGAAAAGGAATTGTATTGGATAAGTTATTAGAATCAATTATAGTAGAATCAAATGTAAATGTTGGTGATTTATTAATTGGTGACAAAAATGCAATATTAATTTCTAGTAGAATATTAGCATATGGACCAGAATATAATGTAACTATAAATGACCCAAATGAAAATGAATCGGTTGATGTTAAGGTTGATATGTCTAAATTGAAAATAAAAGAAATAGATGAATCACTATTGAGTAGAACAAACGAATACCAATATGTGTTACCAAAAACCGGAGTATCTGTTAAATTTAAATTATTAACTCATTTTGATGAACTTGCAATACAAAAGGATATTGAGGCTAGTGAAAAGGCCTTAAAACAATCCAATGAAATTACTACAAGATTAAGAAGAGTTTTAATCGAAGTTGACGGAAATAGAGATTTAGGATATATTAGTAATTTTGTTATAAATCAATTACAGGCAGCAGACTCTCGTTCTTTGAGAAAATATATTCAAACATTAACACCGGATATTGATTTATCATTTGATTATACCTCACCATTTACGGGAGAGACGGAGGCTCTTAAAGTCCCAATAGGACTTGACTTTTTTTACCCTGCCGACTAATTATTCAACGGTATTACACCAACAAATATTTAATCTAATTTATAATTCCAATGGTGGTTTTACTTGGAATGATGTATATTATATGCCTATTAAACTTAGAGAGTTTTATTGGAGAGAATTGTTAAAAGCAAAAGATGCAGAAGCTGGTGTTTATGAAAAAGCAATGAACAAAAATACAACCTCAAAGACATCAAGAAGAAGATAAAAAAGTATATCTAATATTTATTATAGAATAACTTTATTTAATGGCTAAAAGTACAAAAAAATACAAACCAGTAACTACCGATAGTAGTGATAATTCTATGGAAAGAAGTATAACTTATTTCAATAAAAATGTCACCAACTTTACCGATTCAACAAATGACCTTATAAGAAGTATAAATACATTTACTAAATCGGTAGATTCTTTTAAAAGTAGTGTAGAAGAACATAAAAAGGTTTCTAACAAAAAAGAAAAAGAAGATAAATCAAATTCATCCGGAGGAAAAAAGAAAAAAGAATTTACAGAAAATAAAGCTTGGGCAAATAGAACACAAAAAGGATTAGACAAATTCCAAGCTCAAGCAAGTAAGTTAGGATTAAGTAGACTACAACAATTCACAACGGATGTATTTGGAAAGAATGCAACCAAAAGAATGACCAGAGGTATGGCTAAATTTGCCGGTTCTATTGGTCAAAAAGGTGGTGCCGGTGGATTGGGTAAAGCGGGTATTGGTAGAGCTATGAGTGGTTTGGGTAGTATGGCAGGTGGTATGCTTCGTATGGCAGGTCCTGTTGGTGCTGTTGCGGGAGTTGCAAAAATGGCATTTGATTTTTGGGATAGTGGTGGACTTGCAAAATTGCAAACTTCCATGAAAATGCTTGGTGGAAATAAAATGCAGGGTTTGGGTGATTTGAAAGATGTAGAAGCTTCATTGGAAGGAACCGAACAAATGCGTAAACTAAACGCGGATTACAATTATAAGGTACCTGTACAACTTAGACAACAAGCTGAGGATGATATGTTCAATTATAGAAAAGGAATTGAACAAGACCAATTAGGATATGACCAGAGTTTGGTTAAGGATAAGTTAGACCATGAACTGGGATTGAGAAAAGATGCATTACAATTCCAATTCTCACAGGCTATGGAAACATTGGATGCAGAGATAGATAAAAGAAAGGCAATAGCGGCATCCGGAATGTCTTTTATTAGTAAATACTCATCGATTTCAGAAAGAGCATTAAGAGCAATTGGTTCTTCAACCAAAGCTATAGTAGAAGGTATTGGTAAATTTCAATCTATATTTGGTGGAAGTGTAAAAGAAAGTTTTAAATTAAATGAAAATGCAGCTGGATTGGCATATCATTTTGGTGGAAGTGCAGATGATGTAATGAATATGACAAACCTATTTCGTTTGATGGGTAAAACCTCTGCAGAAATGGCACAAAATTTAATCAATGGTATAACTAAATTTTCTGAAGATAATTTATTGGCACCTCAAGTTATATTCAATCAAATTAAAGATGCGGGAGAAGATATATACAAATTTAGTAGTGGAACTGCCGAAAACTTTGCAAGACAGGCCGGACTACTTACTAAAATGAGTGTATCTATGTCTCAAATGATGAAGGCATCGGATTCAATGGTTTTAAATTACAAAGATAGTATTAAAGCAGAAATGAGTCTATCGGCTATGCTCGGAAAGAATGTAAACTTATCCGAAGTAAGAGCTAAGTTAATGTCTGGAGACCAAGCGGGAGCAGCATCCGCACTTAAGACCGCTTTGGGTGGAGTAGACATAAATGCAATGAACGCCTTCCAAAAACAAGCACTTACTCAGGCTACCGGAATGGATGTATCGGCATTGATGGGATTACAACAAGGTAAAGGTGGTGGATTGACGGCTGACTTAACTGCTGAAAAAAATAAAGGTAAAGCATTTGCAGAAGGTGCATTGCAAGCTGATATAAATGGTGCAGCTGCAAAATTAGCATTAGAACAAAAACAAAGAGAAAAATTATTAGCGTTTGAACAAAGGCAACGTTTAATTATGTTGCAATTAGAACAAGCTCAAAGACTTGATGGTATTGCCTTAGAACAAAAGTATAGAGCATTGGCAGCAGAAAAAGATTACAACTTTGCAAAACAAACTATGGCAGCAGAAGTGCAGGCAGACGCCGCATCAAGTTTTCTTACAAATGCAATGACAGGTAATGCATCTGCCTTAAATATTGCTGGTTTAAAGGACGCCGCGATGCAACAACCAATTCTTGATAAAATTGCAGGAGTAGACAATGATGTAAGTAATTTAATAAAGGCAGGCCAAATTAAAGGGACGGATATGAAATTGGTTGAATATCTTACAAAAAAAGATGATATTCTTGCCAATGTCCAAAACAAAACTCCTGAACAAATTCAAGCAGCTATAACAGCGGCATACGATAAAGTTTTTGCGGTTGAAAAGTCAAATTTAGAAAAAGCAGCAATCGCAGAGGAAAAAAGACAAGAAAGAATAGCAAATATTGCGAAGGCAAATGCCGAGTTAATGAACTCAGGTGCATCTGATAGAGCTCAAAATTATCAAAAGTATAAAGATAAATACAAAGTTACTGAGGCTGAAGAAAAAGAAGCACAAGGCCTAGTTAAAAAGGGTGACCGCGGATATCAAGTAACGCAACCTGTCAAACCTACCATCACAACAAAACCTACTGTACAAACTAATGTTAATAAACCCGCTGCTAAAGATAAACCAGTTGTAAAACCTGAAGTAGCTAGTAAACCAGTTGTAGACACACTTAAAACTACCGGTGAGAAACAACTAACAACTGTAACAAAGGGAATAGACATACAAAACAAAGAGTTAAGTGAAGCCCAATATAGTATAAAATTACAAAAAGAAATGGTTGCAATGTTGGGATTATCTGCAACTGCGTTAGCACTAATAGTAGAAAATACAAAGGGAGAAACCGGAAATGTTACATTGAATGGAAGATATTTAACTCAAAGTTTATTAAACTCAGCCCGTAGACAATATGGTGTAGCAAGAACTGCATAATATTTAGAATAAAGATATTTATAGTAAATACTACTATTTATAAATGGCAACAATACAAGATTTATTTAAATCACAACAAAAAGAACTTTACGGAAAGACTGAAAATATCAGAATTGAAAGTAGAGGTTTGATTAATCCACAAAGAGGAGCTGCATTACTTGCATCATCTCCGGATGCCATTGCAGATTTAATTGGAGGACAAATTGGTGGTGCAATAGGTGGAAGTGCAAATAGACCATCAGATACTATATTTAGAGGAAAGGGTGTTTTTAATAAACCAATATCACTAGGAAGAACACAACAGGGATTAAGAAATGCAATAGAACCAGGAAAGGATTATTTTGTAAAACAATCACCATCACCTGCATCAATTTTAGCAACTTTAAATCAAGGTGCATCAAATTTACAAGGTGTTGCAACCAATCTTGCAATTAATGCTGTTACAAAAGGTGGGTTGAAAAATTTGGCAAATTCATTAAAAAAACCAAAACCACAATTATATAGTAATAAGAATAAATTTTCAAAAACCATAGATATAAATAAACAGTGGGATACTGATTTGGTTCAAAATATTGATAAAATTGAAGCTGATAAGTTAAGTGAGTTTATACAAAATTATACAGGTAAAAATCAAGTATTGGTTTTGTTTAAAAAGTATGGTACATCAACTACAATACCATTTGAAGGAACTATTAATGGATTGAGTGAAGATGTTCAACCAGAATGGACTAATTTTAGATATTTGGGTTCACCATTTAAAGTAAATAGATATCAGGGTGTTGAAAGAAGTTTAAAATTTAATTTAAAATTGTATTATCAAACCAATGGCCAAAAACAAAATATGGTTAAAAAGATAAACTATTTAAAATCATTGGCATTTCCATATGAACAAATTTCTGAAATGACATATGGTGGTGAAAAACAAATATCACAATATGCTTTTTCACCAAATTTAGTTTATTTATCAATTGGTGATATGTATAAAAATGTATTTGGATTTATTGAAAATTTATCGTTTTCAATAGAAGATAATGTTACATGGCCATCCAATTTTGATGACCCAACCGATACCTTTATGTATCCATCTGTGGTTAATGTTTCTATCGGTATGAAAATAATAGAAAATCACAAAACAGAAACACAAAATGATATTACGAGATATAAATATGATTTTGATGGTAGAGGAATTGACAATGTTGTATCAGAAACAGTAGGAACATAAATAAAATTAAATGGCAAATAGATATCAATATAGTCAATCATTACAAACTAAAGGAACTAAAAAAAAATATTTAGGAAGTGTTATTTATCCGAAAATAAAACC